TTGATTGTACAATAGCAAATGTACATTACATTAAAAAGAAAATAATCGAAAAAAGGGCAGTAGCCTTATTTGGCCAAGATGCATTGAAAGGGGAAGAAAAATGATAATACATAAATCAATAATACATGTACTAGATACAAATAGTGATGCTCCAATATTAAATGACTATGAATGTAAAAATAGTTTAGAAGTAGATAAGTTTTTTCAAAAGATAATAACTAGAGTTTTAAAAGATGATGATCTAAGAAAAGCAAAATTCAAAGATTACAACGATAATATCGTAAAAAATTGCTGTGAACAAATAATTTACGATGAAAAGACATTCTTACAAAACTCAAAAGAGATAGCAGCATATTTATTTGAAGTAATGCAACGAAATAATGAAATAGATTCTTGTGATTTAGCAATATGTTTATACAGTGTTAAAGATGAAAAAAATGTAGCAATTATAAAACTTGATTATAAAAAACTTTATACTCATTCAATAGAATATGTAGAAGATAAATTTAACATACAAATCGCATCAAATGAGATAGGTATACCTGAAACAGGCCGACAAAAGCAATGTGTAATAGTTGGGCCTAATGGAGTAAATGATTATTATCACTTTAGATTATTAGACAAAGATGCAGAAAAGGACCAACTAGAAACTAAATTTTTAACAGAGTTTCTAAATGCTAAAAAGATAGAAGATGATAAATATAAAACAAAAGTATTTAAGAAAACTGCAGATAACTGGATAACAAATGCAATATCAGAAGATTTGAAAATGGCCGAAGATATAAGAAGTATGCTTAATTATACTTTAAAAGAAAAAGAAACTCTAGATGTTAAAAAATTTGCTGAAAATAGTATTCAAGACAAAGAATTACAAGAAAGCTTTAACGAGCAAATGGAAGATAGAGGTTTAACTGAAAACTTTGAAATAGACAAGAAATGGATTGAAAAGAAACTTAAAAACAGAAATATAAAAACTGATACTGGCTTTAGTATAAAAGGAAAGTTAACAGATTTTGAAGATCCAATGAAATACAGCTTTAGAAAAAACGAAAATGGAACATTCGACATAGTATTAAAAAATATATCTTTTTATGAGGAAAAATAAAATGGAATTTGAATGTGGAAACATGACAGCATTTGGATGTGGTCGAATGGATTCAGTAAAAGAGTTAATGCTACTGGAACAAATAGAGAATAACGAAGAACTGGATTTAAGCAGAGTTTGTAAGAATCAATGCTGCAAAGACTGTGATAATCTTAATAAATGTGGTTATACATGTGGCAGAATTAGTTGGAAGGATCCAGTAGAAGAATTTAAGCAAGAAGAAATTAAGTCGATAGAATATACACAACTTAGTTTCTTCTAGGGGGTAAAAACCTATGAATGAATATAGAGAATGGGCAAAAGAAAAAGGATTATGTGTGAATTGCCTTAAAGAAAAAGCATTAAAAGGGAGAACAATGTGTGCTGAATGCTTAGATAAACATAAAGAACGTTGTGAGAAAACTAGAAGTGAAAAATCAAAAGAACAAAGAAGAAAATATATAAAAAGAAAAAGAGATTTATGTATAGCATTTGGTATATGTAGAGAATGTTTGAAAAGGGAAGCGAAGATAGGAAATAAATGCTTGGAATGCCACGTTAAAGAGATTAAGAGAAATAGAAACAGAACAATACAAAAGACAGTTCCAAGAAGTTTAAGAGTAGAAGTGGGATTGTGCTATATATGTGGGGAAAAAGCATTAGAAGGTAAAAAATTATGTGAAAAACATTATAAAATAGCTTGTAAAAATATAGAAAAAGGCAGAAAAAGTATTGATTTACAAGAACATTATTGGCGTAAACTTGACAGAGCTTATGTTAAAAAGAATCACTTTTATAAAGAGCAAAATAAAAATAATTGAAGGTGAGAATCTATGAAAATAAATAAAATTCAATATTTGCAAAGAAAGTAAGGAAGAAAATGAGAAAATATTCTATTTATATAATAAAAAATAAAATAAATTCAAAAGTATACATAGGACAAACGTGCCAGTCAATACATACAAGATTTATGCAACATATGAAACCTTCTACTTGTAAACAAAGAGGAAGTTATAAAATATATAATGCTATCAATAAATATGGCAAAGAAAATTTTTACTATGAAGTGCTTGAAGAAAATATAGATGAAACAGAAATAGACGAAAAAGAAATATATTACATAGCTTTATATGACAGCTATGATAATGGATATAATTCCACCCATGGAGGAGATACAAAAACAATTAGTAAAATCCAAGATATAGAGAAGTTTAAGAAAATGCATCAAGAACATGTAAGTTATGAAAAAATGGCTAACGAGTTTAATGTAAATAAACAAACTATAGTAAGGACAGCGGCAGCATTAGGATTGAAAAGAGTAAGAAAAGTGACAAAAGATTATTTAATTGCCAATAAAGATATAAAAACAAATAAAGACATGGCAAAGGAATTAAATGTTTCAAGTGCCACAATAACCAGAGCGTTCAAAAAATATAATATACCTAGAGGTGCTGGTTGCAGTAATCATTTAAACAAGCAGAATCAGCCTAAAATAACAAAGGAAGATTTACTTAAATATAAAGATTTTCCTAAAAAAGAAATAGCAGAAATATTAGATATAAGTTATTCTTATGTGTGCCAATTATTCAAAAAATATAAAATCAAATAGAAAAATCACCTAACAGATTTGAGAGAATGAAAAAAACACATCCAAAGCAATACAACTATTGCATTAATAAACTGAAACTAGGCGAGGTATTAGACTATATAGGAGTTAAATATTAGGAGGATATATGGCAAGAAGTATAGCAAAGAGAAAATATAAAAATATTAGAAAGCAATTTAAACAAGAAATAAAACCTATGCTTATGGATAATAAATCATTATGTATGGCTCTATCACTTACTTATGTAGCTGGTAAACATAGATGTTTTATACATGAATTATGGTATTTTTTCTCACAAAATTGTACAGATGATACATGGAAAAAATATTGTAGATCTAAACACATGGGAAAAATGATTACTGGAGATGAAAATATTTATAAAACACTATATTTCTGTGGCTATAAAGATATAGCAAATAAATACAAATATAAATTACCAGAAAAAATAGCTTGGGGAGAAATACATAGTTTGGTATTAAAAATAATAAATAATTAAATCTTGGGAGGAAATATGCACAGTATTAAAAGGACTATTAGAAGAAACTGGATTATACATAGCAGTTGATAAAAAGACAAAAGAATTTGTTTTTATCGAAAGAGAAAGCTTTGATAGAGGAGATAGCAGAGGAAGAACAGCTAGAGTATCTATGGAACAAATAAATGTAAAGGAATAGGGGAGGTAAAAATATGGCAGAACAATATAGAAAATTTAGAATAATTCTAAAAAGTGGTAAAGAATTTGAAATTAAATTGGAAATGGACTTGAAGAAAATGAATAATAATGAAATGTTAGAACGATTTGCGACTGCACTAGACCAAGGAAATATATTTGTTTTTGATAAAAGTGTTGTAAAAAATTCAGAAATTGCAGCTATAGTTGATATAACAGGAAATTAGGTGATAAAGATGAAATGTAAATACTTTAAAAAAGAAACTGGCGATAAATACTGCAGCAACTATTTAGGACCACAAATAGTAGGAGCATATGGAGAAGGAACGATTATAAAACATAACTGTAAAGATAAATGCAAGTATGTTGATTGTAAGAAACTTGAAGAATTACAAGTACTAAAAAGGGGGTGATAAGCTTTGCTATTAAGCAGAGTGAATGAAATTGTAGAACTGGCTAGGGAATATATTAAAAAATATAATTTAACTCCACAAAAAGCCATGGAATATGCAATAACAAATATAGAAATAAAAATAGAACAAGAAGAAAAGAAACAATACTAAACACAAAATATAAAGGAGATGATAAATATGTACATGTTATTATTGGTAATTGGATATGCAATTGTATATATAACTGCAGGAAATCCGAGTTTATATACTTTAAAATGGTTAATGGTAACATTAGGATTTTTCTTAATTTATTTTGCTGGAAGAATGAGTAAAAAAACATTTTAGGGAGAAATTTATGAAAAATGTATTAGAAATAATCATAAAAATAATAGTCGGTGCTATAAGACTTTTATTATATGCAATAGCTATAGTTTTTACCATTACGATGGGTTTTATGATTTTTATAAAATGTGAAATAATAACGACCATTTTAGAAGTAATAATAGGATTTTTTACAATAGGAGCTTTACTATTCGTCATATATTACTTAGGTGATGAAGTTGTAGAAAAATTCAAAGAAAAGGGGAAAAATCAATAATGAGAGAAATGAAAGTAAGAGGCTATTCTTTAGATGAAGGCCAATGGATAAAAGGTTTCGGAGCAGAATACAATGATGATCTAGAAACATATTTAGTACATAATTACCGAGGATTCTTTGAAGTAGACGGAGAAAGCATCGGAGAATATACAGGATACAAAGATATTAATGATATAGAAATATGTGAAGGTGACATAGTAGAAACAACTAGAGGATTAAATCATATAATTGGAGCGGTTATATATCGCAAAGCAAGTTGGTATATACAATCAAAAGAAGGATATAACGTTAGACTTATTTCTATATTCTCTACTGCAGAAAATAAAATTATAGGAAATGTGTATGAAAATAAAGAGCTATTGGAGGTGAAATAATGAGTAATGATTTTTTAAAAAAATGTGAAAACTGTAAAAATTACGTAAATAATGAATGTAAAATCTTTTTACTAACAAACATACACCAAGCTTGTGAACATTGGGAAGAAAAAATATATACAATAAAAGAAGTATGTGAAAATTCTAAAAAAGAAATAGAACAAATAAATGACCCAGTTAACCATCCATCACATTATACTGATGGAAATATAGAGGTAATGGATTTTATTGAAGATAAACAACTAAATTTTGCTAGAGGTAATGTAATTAAATATGTTTCTAGAGCTGGTAAAAAAGACTCAAATAAAGAATTAGAGGACCTTAAAAAGCATCATGGTATTTAAATAGAGAGATAGAAAGATTAAATAAGGAGACAGATTAATGGAAGATAGAAAAGAGTTAATAAAAGCACTTAAAGTAATTCAACAAACTTGTAAATCTGTTACAGGTAAACAATGTGATGATATGTATGAATCAGGTAACTGCCCTATATATGATATACTAGGTAGTTGCACTTTAGAGGATGTTCCAGAAGATTGGTACATAGAAGAACATGAATAGAGCAATAGCAGATGCAATAATCATAATTGTTATTGGAGCATGGATAGTAAGTAAGTTATATATGTAAGGTGAAAATATGAAGAAAATCTTAGGAGGAAAAGAGAATGCCTGCCCTCTTTGTGGGGGTATGGTGTTCTTCTTAGAAATAGATTATGGAGTAGTCAGTCAATGCAAAGATTGTGGCTGTCTAACTAAAGGTAAAATGAGGGAGGAAGTTAAAATTTATGAAATGCAAACATGCAACAAAAGTGGGGAAACAAATAAAATGTTCTAAAATTAATGACTTATGTATGTTTTTAGATCCTGATGAAAAGAAATGTAGACAACTTAATGGCCAAGGACCTATAAAACAAACTAAACCTGTAGATACAAAGGAAAAGAAAATTGTAAAAAGTACATATTTAGCATTAGCTTTATCATGGTTAAAAATTAAATTCACAAGAGATTATCAAGGAAATTATGTATTTGAAAGAACAGAAAAATTTAACTATGCATGGGCAAAATTAAATCATTTGAGAAAAGAATTAGAAGAATGGGAGGAAAAATAATATGTTTACACTAAAAGATTTTAAAATAGAACTACAAAACCCAGAAGAAGTAAAAGAGTTTGTTAAAAAGCATGGCCTTATGGCTACAGTATGTTATAACACTGATCCAAAATATGCAGAGAAAGTTGGAGAAAGCTGCCTTAAGAGTGGACATCTAAGTGGAAGTAGACATTTATATGCTTGGTTTACTCTTAGAAATATACCTAGAAGTTGTTACGATGAAGAAACTGAAATATTAACCTTAGAAGGCTGGAAGTTTATCAAAGACATAAAAGAAGATGAAATAGTAGCAACTTTAAATGATACAACTAAAAAGGTGGAATTTCATAAAATAAAAGAAAAAATAGTGGAAAACTATAATGGGGATATGTTTTTTATTAAAAGTGAAAATGTCGACCTTGCAATAACTGAGAACCATAATATGTATTATAAAAAATATGATGTTAGAAAAGACAAGGATAAAACTTATTTAACACCTATAAAGGATATAAATGTAAATAGAATAAAACTTACAAAGGAATTTGAATATAAAGGTATAAATAATTTACCAAATATATATAAAATTAAAGGTTATACATATAAGAAAAAAACAAATAATGGTGGAGATTGTAATATGTATACTGGAGATTTAGAATTAGATAGAAAAACATTTTATAAATTTTTAGCATGGTATTTATCTGATGGATCAACATATTATAACGAAAAAGAAAATAAATATGTTATTTCAATATCACAAACAAATTGTAAAAAAAATATAGAAAATCATACAAAAGAAGATATACAAGACATAATAATAAAATTAGGATTTGCACCAACTGTAACAGATAGAGATATAAGATTTAATAGTTTAACATTAGGCAAATTTTTAAAACAATTAGGGACTGCATCTAACAAATATATACCATTAAATATATATGATGAATTTAATAAAGAATATGCTCAGATTTTCTTAAATGAATATTTCAGAGGAGATGGGCATTTAGACAAAAATGGATGTGGCAAATTTTATACTTGTTCCGAAATATTGGCTAATCAATTGCAACAATTATGCTTTTTAGCAGGATGGTCTGCAATGATATACACTAGAAATGAAAATTTGGTTGGTGAGAAAATACAAATATGCAACAAAACAGTAAAATGTAATTATGTAGGATATGTTATCAATGTAAGTTTCAACACTAGAAATAAATACCCTCATGTATCATTGAAAAAACATAAAACGGTTAAACATTACGAAGGCCAAGTTTATTGTGTAAATGTTCCTAACCATATAATATTTGTAAGAAGAAATGGGAAAGCAGTTTGGTGTGGAAATTGCGTAGATCAGATAGTAAGACATACACAAGGATTTGTAACTAATGTACAAAGCTTAAGATATTGTAATAAAGATGGAAAGGTAAGTATATATATAGCTCCAGAGTTACTAGATAGTCCATATATGGTTAAGACAATAAAAGACCAAGAAGATATAGTTAATGCCCAATATAACTATATACAAACTTTCTTAGAAGATGGTGGTATAACAGGAGAAAAAGCTAATGAGATAGCTAGAACAATATTACCTATTGGAGTAGCAACAGAATGTAATATAGCAGTTAACCTAGAATGTTTAATGCATCTAGCAAATGTAAGACTTTGCACTAGAGCAGAATTGCCTATAAGAACAATAGTAAAAGAAATGGTTAGACAGGTAGTAGAAATAGAACCGAGATACAAAACATATTTAGTTCCCAACTGTGAAAAATTAGGATATTGTCCCGAAGGTAATAAGCATAGTTGTGGTAGAAAACCTACAAAAGAAGAAGTGGATACTAGGGAAGAAAAATACTTAGCTTTAAGAAAATGGTTTATTGAATTTAAAAAAGAACATGGATATGATTAGGAGAAACAATTATGAGACCAACATGGGACGAGTATTTTATGGAAATTGCTGAAATAGTAAAGAAACGTTCAACATGTATTAGAAGACAAGTAGGAGCAGTTATTGTAAAAGATAAACAAATTCTAGCGACTGGTTATAATGGAGCACCTAAAAAATTAAAACATTGTGAAGAAATAGGATGCAAAAGAGAACAACTAAAAATACCATCAGGACAAAGACATGAACTTTGTAGAGCTTTACATGCTGAACAAAATGCTATAATTCAAGCAGCTTACAATGGAGTTAATATAAATCATTCTACGTTATATGTAACTACAAAACCGTGTGTATTATGTGCAAAGATGTGTATAAATGCAGGAATAGAAAAAATAGTTTATTTAGGAGATTATCCTGATGAATTATCAAGTGAAATACTAGAAGAAGCAGAAATTGAATTAGTTAATTTTGATAAAAAATAAAATTAAATAGACTTATAGAAATGGGCTAGCTACTTAATTCTAGCCTGTTTTTTATTGTCGAAAAATAAATTTAAAAAAGTTTCAAATTCGCTTGACTATTGGTAACCAATAGTATATATATATAAGTATAATAAATAATAAGAAAGGGGTTAAGAAAGATGAAAAAGAATTTAATGAAAAAAGCTCATGAAATGACAAGAGAAATAGTTGAAAAATATGGCGATGTAGATTATAGAACTCAGTTAGGTTTATGTTTATCTTTCTTAGCTCAAGAAGGGGAACAAGAAATGAAAATAGAAGGAAAAAGCGAAAAACAAATAAGATATGCTAAAAATTGTAGAGAAACAAGAATAGTACAATTTGAAAGAAAAATAGAAAGATTAGGAGCAAGTGAAGAAAATAGAACAACTTATGAAGTAAGAAAAACTGCTGAAGAATTAGAACTTACAAAAGTTGAAGCATTACAAATAGGCATAAATGTATTAAAAAACATGACAAAAGCTTGGGAAATAATCAATGCTTGTGAATGTGATATAGAAATATTAATATACCACTACGGTCAACATAGATAGGAGGAAGATATATGGAACAAAGAAATTTGAAAGTAAGTTGTTGTAAAGCTGGAGGCAATGCAAGTAAAAATGCATTGTCTTACAAGTTAACTCTTCCAGTAGCATGGATTAAAGAAATGGGTATTGATTTAGAAAGCAGAGAGGTAATCGCTACTTTTGACGGGAATAAAATAATAATAGAAAAAGGGAAAAGAAATGAAAGCTTATAAAACAAGAACTTGGAATGATTACAAAATCTTAAAGGAGGATTCTATCAACACAGTTGATTTAAGTGAAATAGCAGAAGTAAAATTAGCTGAAAAAAACGGAGAACAATATATATTCGGAATAACAAACAATGTAGATGATACATGGTGGCAAGGATTTAAACTAGACTATGAGTATGATGGTAGAGATTTATTCAAGTTATATGATTATATAATAAATAATCGTTAATTAATATTAATCAGCTAGGGATAAATGAAGATAACAGAAAAATACAGTTAACTTTTGACAAAGATAGAATAATTATAAAGAAAATGGGGGATTAATAGATGAATTTAGAAGAAGGTTTAAGAAGAATAGATGAATTAGCTTTGGCGGGACAAGATTTAAGTGATTACCCATATAGAGATGAAATAATATATACAGAACACAGTGATATATTTTTTACTCTTTATAATCATAGAACACCGAGAAGAGATTTTTATAAAATGGTAGAACAGGCAAAAGAATTGCTTCCTAAATTATATTGCCAACCTGAAAGAATAGATTTATTAAATGACAGTATTAATCTTATATATAAAAAACAGGCACACCATAAAAAAGAATATATTCTTGGCGGAATAACATATACAAATCAAAAATTATATATTGAAATATCAACGCCGTATGCATTAAAAATAACTTTTAATAATGAAACAATTGAAAGAAAAGAATGGAAAACTGTATGGAATAGTAATTTAGAAAAAGAAATAGAAATTCCTTTACATGAAATAAATACATTAAATACAGTGATAAAGAATTTTATGGAGTGAAAATAAAAGGAGGAGATATTATGATATATGGAATTTTTAGTGGACATTATTCAGACTGGAGTATTGAAGGATATTTTAAAAATAAAGAAGATGCAGAAAAATGGGTAGCTTTAAAAAATGACGAATATGGTTACGATGAATATTATATTAAAGAAATAAGAAATATAGAAATAGACGAACATATTAAAAATTTAAATGTTAAACATTATCATGAAGTTGGTTTTATATACAATTCTTGGCGTAAAAAGTTTGAAATGTTATATGAACCAGATAGATATGAAATCACTCTAGGAGATAAACCTAAAAAAATATACACAACAAATTCTTCTATTAGATTTAATTTAATATCAGACACAAGAGAAAAAGCAGAAAAAATATGTCAAGATTTAATGACTCAAATAGCTTATGATTTTCAGAATACAAAAAATTTAAAAGAATCTATTATTAATATATGTAATGGATGGATGATCCAATAAAGATATAAAGTTTTAATATATTAACATGCAAAGAGGTGATTAAATTAGAACAATGTATTTAAATTTCGTTTAAAATTTTTAAAAAGTATGTTATAATTATATTAAGATGCAGTAGTTGTATCAAAGTAAAGGCAGTCTTTTCAAGACTGTCTTTTTTTATTTTGAAAAAGGAGATATGCAAAATGAAAGATGTTTTAATAGTAAACTCAGAAACAGAAGATCTCCTAGATAATTTTAAAATAGAAAATGATGAAGAGTTAGTTATTCAGAAACAATCTAAAAAGTTAACTCCGAAACAGAAAAGATTGATTAATGAAAAAAATGATTTAAAGAAGTATTGCAACAAGCAAGGAGGCTTTGTTCATATGTTTTATGTAAATAAAAAGTTACTTTTCTACGATTTGGATATTGACAGAGCTAATATAGCAAGAATAATTTATTTAGCTACATATATTGATTATAATGACAGAAAAGAAAATTTGCTTATATTACATAAAAAAAATAATAAAGTAGAACATATGACAAAGAAAGAGATTCAACAAAAACTAGGATTAAAAAGAGATGCTTTTTTAGCTTTTTTAAGTGATATGAAAAAACACAATCTTATTTTTGAAGTAGAAGAAAAGTTTTATCTAAATCCTAAGTATTTTAGTAAAGGTGAAAATTTTTATAAAAATAAAGAGTATGTAAGAATAATGATTAATACAACTAGATATTTGTATGAACATACTACAATTAGGCAGCATAAAACTTTATCCTATGTATTTCAATTAATACCTTATGCAAATTGGAAATTAAATATATTATGTAAAAATCCTTTGGAAGTTGATATTGGAAGGCTGGATAAATTAAGTCTAAAAGATATTTGTGAGTTGTTAGGATTAAGTACAAAACAAAATTCAATGTATCTTTTTAGAGACAGTTTAAGAAAATTTCATATAAAGGTAGATGGGCATAAATATTATTTATTTGCATACTCAAAAGTATATGCAGGAGAAAAAACAAAAGATTATTATATAATAAATCCTCTCGTAATTTGGGGAGGAAACAATACAGAAGAAATAAGAGAAATAATAAATTATTGTTTTTTTAAATAAGTTAGCAAATAAGGGCAATTATACGATTAGCTACCGTATAAGTAAGAACTCGAACTTACAGCCCTTATTTTTTTATATCGAGTAAATATTTATAAAGTCGAGGTTATAGATATGTTAGAAAGAAAATATACAGTTTATAAACATACAAATATCATAAATAAAAAAGTATATATAGGAATAACAAAGCAAAATCCTATTGATCGTTGGAGAAATGGAGAAGGCTATAAAGGACAAATTTTTTATAGAGCTATAAAAAAATATGGTTGGAACAAGTTTGTACATGAAATATTATTTACAGGATTGACGAAGGCAGAAGCTGAGTTATTAGAACAATGTTATATAGAATTGCTAGATTCAAATAAATCATGCAAAGGTTATAATATCGCTCTTGGCGGAAATTTACCTTCTGAAATAACAATAAGTAAAATAAAAGAAACTTTAGGTATTAAAGTTATGAACTTAGAAACAGGTAAAATATATTATTCTATAAGTGAAGCTATAAAAGATACAGGAAATTGCATGACCAATATTCAAAATTCTTGCATAAAAAACAAAATTAACTTAACAAGAAAAGGTTGGATAAAGTTAGAGGATACAAAATTAATAGAAATAAATGACGATAAAAAAATTATTTGTATTAATAATAAAAAAGTATTTAATTCTATAAAAGAATGCTTATTATATTTAAAAAAAGATGATAAACCTTCAGGAATATATAAAGCACTAAATGGAGAAGATGGATGCAAATGCTTTGGAAAAGATCCTGTAACAGGTGAAAAATTAATGTGGGAAAAATTACATATATATGATAACCACATAAAAAGCGGAACTCTAGAAAGTTATTTAAGAACTAAGTTTGCTAAATCTAAAGTAGGAAGAAAAAAAACAAAAATAATATGTACAACAACAGGAGAAATTTTTATAGGGTGCAAAGAGGTTGAAACAAAATATGGAATACATAAATCAGCACTTATAAAAGCAATAGACAATCCTAATAAAAGTTCTGGTAGAAATCCAATAACAAATGAAAAACTTAAATGGATGAGGTATGATACATATTTAAAAACCCAGCTCGAACCGACAAAATTAATCCAAAAACCCAGCTCGAACCGATAGTATAAAAAGCCTTCAAAATATTGATTTTCTAATAATTATAAGACTTTTAAAGGTGCTTAACTATTATATGTTATATACAGAACAGAATTTCTCTTAATTGCCTACGGCATAAACCTCTATAAATGTTGCAAATTCAATGTATTTAGCTTATAGAAGGGGATAATATGAAAATAAAAAATGAAGATTATGAAATTATATGCGATACAAGAGAACAAGATACATTAATCCAAGATACTCTTATAAAAAATGGAATACAGGCCACTAGAGAAAAATTAAATACTGGAGATTATGCTATTAGATATCAAAAAGAATATATACCTAATATTTTAATAGAAAGAAAAGCAGGATTAGATGAATTGCTAGGAAACTTAATGGATCCAGTAAAAGACGAAAATAAAGATAACCGTTTTATAAGGGAACTAAAAAGAGCAAAAGAAGCAGGAGTTAAATTATTCTTGCTTATACAAGACAAGGATTATTATATCAAACTTTTAAAAGGTGAATATATAAGCCATGTTCATCCTAACGCTAGCGCGGCTATGGTAATTTCATTAATGGCCAAATTCGATAATCTTCATATTATTGCATGTGATAGAAAAGAATCACCTTCAATGGTCCATAAAATTTTATATTATCACTTAAGAGAAGAAATAAAAAGGAAGGAGGGTAATTGATTATGCCACGAGAAAAAGATTCTAGGTTAACAGAAGACCAATTAATTGCAGCAGAATTATTAGTGTATGGTGCAACTAATAAAGAAGTAGCAGACCAATTAGATGTTTGTGAAAAAACTATAATGCGCTGGAAGAAAAGACCAGAATTCATGGAAGAACTTGATAGACAATATGAAGTTGCTAAAAATAAAGTTGACAATCGTATAATGAAATTCTCTAATCAACTTTTACAAAATATTCTCGACCTATCAAGATCAGCTAAGAGCGAGAAGGTTAGACTAGATGCAAGCATATACTTACTTAATAGATTGGCTGGCGCTCCAATTTCAAAAGTGGAAACTAAAACAGTTATTACTCCTGAAACTGAAAAAGAAAATAATAATGAGCCTTCTTGGGATGATTTTAATGATTCAGATGTTATAGAAGGGAATGTAATAGATATAACAGATAGTGAAATATCATAAGAGGGAATGTAGGGGGGCGCTTATCGCGGTCCGTATTTAAGAGGTGTCGCTGTTGAAAATCTGCTGGAATAGTCACTTTAATAGTATTAAGCTATAACAACTATTAAGACAAGGAATATATTACCAATAGAATAAGGACAAACAAGACAAAGCGCAACGTCTTAGAGGGGCACACAGAGGGTATAAGACAACAGAGTGAACAGTAAGACCAGTATAGTAAAAGACAACAGCATTAATAGTACTCTATAAGGTATCAATACTTATAAGTTATGATACACTTTGACATAGTAAGTGATATCAATATGTTTACTTGTCTTATAACTTAGTGTCATAAGTAACCAGGTAAAACAGTGGCCTTTCGGTGGGGTAAAGTGCTCCAGGTAGGGGGGCGGTGCATTCTATACCCTAGTATTTTCAACGCGTGCGCCAAGCCACAGAGAACTGCTCAGCAAAAAATGAGACTTGAGGGGAAAATGAAACCTCAAAAAAAATCCTACAAAAAATTTTTTGGAAACTTGAGAAAAAATAAAAAGCCTACTTAACAGTAGACTCTTTAAGAAGTTGAATAGCTTTATCTAAAAGTTTAGATATTGGAACAGATGATTGGTTAGAATATTCTTTAAGCCATTGATACAACTCTTTATCAATAGCGGAACCAATTGGAACTCTGTTTTTTAAATCTTTTCTTGCCAAAATAATCACCTCGAGTTAATTATAAAATATATTACAACTGATTACAACTGATTGTAACTGATATAAGTTTGTGATATAATATAATTAAGAGGTGAGATAGAATGTATTTTGGAATTTACTCAATAACAAATGTAGTAACAGGTGATATGTATATAGGACAAACGATCCAAGATTTTGAAAAAAGATGGAAAAGCCATATAAGTGCTTTAAATAGAGGTAATCATGATAATGAATATCTTCAAAGAAGTTGGAATAAATATGGAGAAGATGCTTTTAAGTTTAAAGCTATATATTATTGTGATGAACTTGACATTTTAAATGATTTAGAAAAGTATTATATAAAAAAATATGATACTTATAATAATGGATTTAATATGACAGAAGGTGGAGACTATTTTCTAAATGAAATTCCAGAAGAAATACGAAAGAAAAGATTAGAAAATTTAAAGAAAGTAAATAGAGAAAGAAGTGATTATACAGAGCATCAAATTGCTAAGGTTAAGGAAATGTTGTCAGTACTAGAAAATAATCCAATCTCTATAAAGAAAATATCTAAATTAACTGGAGTTAGAGAAAATATCATTTATAGCATTAAAAATCTTGACTCTTGGATAGATGTGAGATCCGATTTAAATGAAAAAATCAAACAATTAAATTTTATAGAGTGTAGAAATAAAAAAATTATAGAGGATTTATATTCTTATAATTATTCTTTAGAAGAACTTTGTAATAAATATAATCTTGCAGAAAATAGCATTAGAACTATTTTTTACAAAGAAAAAATAAAAGATTATGGTAAAGTTTTTAAAGATGTGAAAAATACTCGAATGAAACAAAAATTTTTAAAAGGAATGGAAAAAGGTATCGAAACGTTTATAGATATGGAAAATTTTACTGGACATTCGAGATATACACTTGAAAAAATGTGTGAAAGAGAAGGATTACAAGAGCAATGTAAAAAGCTAAGAAAAATAAGAAATAAAAATATGTATAAGAGCAAAGAAAAAGGAGTTAATTATGATATTAAAAGGAAAAGTTGGTTTTTAAGAATAACCTTTAATGGAAATCAGATACCAATAGGCCATTTTAAAACAGAAGAAGATGCTATAAATGTAAAACAACAGTTAATTCCATATATAGAAAGTAAGGATTACACTTCTATATTGGCAGTAAAAGCTAAATATAGCAAAAATGTTGCTCCTAAGAAAACTATTAAAGCAACAAATTTAAAAGATAATTCAGAAGAAATTATTGAGGGAATAGGGATTTGTGCAAGAAAACTAAATATCCCAAGAAAAAATATAGAAAGGGTATTACAAGGAAAAGGAAAAACAACGCATGGATATACATTTGCATATGTTTAAATGTTAAAAACAAATATTTAAAGTCCATAAATAGGTTTACAACTTTTAAGACTTATGATACAATATAAGTATAAAAGATAATCATAGGGGGTTGTAAATATGAAATATGGATATGCAAGAGTTAGTACTTACTCACAAAAGAAAGATGGAAACTCATTAGAAGGTCAAACAGAAATATTATTAGCAAATGGGTGTTTAGAAGAAAACATAGTAGTTGATTCTTATACTGGAACAAAGAAACAAGAAGATCGCAAAAATTTTGATAAACTTCTTAAACAATTAAAACCAGGAGATACATTAGTAGTAACTAAGTTAGACAGATTTGCTAGAAGTACAATACATGGATTAAGCATAATAGACAAATTACTAGAACAAGATATAAAGGTTCATATAGTAAACTTAGGTTTAATGGATAATACACCTAACGGAAAGCTAATAAGAACTATCTTCCTTGGATTTGCCGAATTTGAAAGAGACATGATAGTTGAAAGAACAAAAGAAGGCAAGGCAATAGCTAGACAAAGAGAAGATTTTACGGAAGGTAGACCGCAAAAGTATTCAAATAAACAAATTAAGCATGCCATTGATCTAAAGCAAAGTGGCATGAGTTATAAGCAAGTTACAGAAGTAACAGGAATAAGCAAAGCTACACTAATTAGAAGAATGAAAGAATATCAATAAGAAAATAAATAATAATACATTTTAAAAGTCAGAGAAATCTGGCTTTTTTTATTAGGAATATGTTCCGATTGAAAAAATATTGTTGGGAGATTAGAATATAATTATCAGTTAAATATTGGGTGTTCGTTCAAAGGTAGGACACAGGATTTTGATTCCTGGAATAATAGTTCGAATCTATTACGCCCAGCCATGTATGTGTTTTAAAAAATAAATCTAAATCTATTTTAGGTAGCTTAGTATCTTTAGGATAGCATTGTGTGAGCAGTGTAAAGGCATGCTGACTACATGCCGCTAGTTAAACTAGTCCATCTAAGCAGAACTGAATGTCCAACGTCTTCATGAATTGATAGTAGTGGAGATAACTACGTAACCCAAGAGGGACAGTCTTCGAAAAGGCGAACCGTATATCGAAGATTTTCAGGTGGCACTGAATAATTTACCTCACGCCAAATTGGTCATGTAGCGAGACATAATCAGGAGGTTATATAGTCCGATGCTGATAACAAAGGGCACTAACCATTGTTAATAGTGAAACAGTGAAAGGGCTGGAGTATGTATTAACAACGTGGAGTAAGAATTCAATGAAACACACTGATGTTGTGAAGTATTTCGTGTCTCAAAAGGAAACGAATCTTCAGGAACAGCACAACGTCTGTCAAATTTAATTCAGATTTATACAGGCATAGAGAATATTAATTTTGGATGATAAATTGTCTATGATAACAAAACAATAAAAGGAAAAGTCTGTTCCCTTATAGTATGAAAGTGGCTTAATACTAGAATATCCTTGCATGATATAATCTAGTGCGTGACACCTCCCAAGGGTGAATCGTTTAACATGAAGTTGCATGGTGGTTTTGCAAACCTTTGTTGCTCGCAAGGCAGACAGAATACGAAGTGTTGAGTAGTACTATAGTAGAGTGCCTCGTGTTAGGGTTTTGTGGCACTATAAAAATACAACCAGTCATGGACAATACGTATTAGGTGCGTGGATAAGCAGAGAATAAATAATGCTGCGAAAGGTGTCTACAGAATGCTTTAATCTCAAGCCTTCTAATAGATATTGGCTTATAGCTCAACGGATAGAGCACATGGCTACGGACCATGGTTTGTTGTGAGTTCGAATCTCACTAAGCCAGCCATTAAATTTAAAGGGAGAATGTCTATGAAATTATATGAATTAGCTTATTTAAATGTTGAAAAAGATAAAAACTCTAGAAATTTTGGGGTTATGAATAAATTTATCAATGGAAAAACGTCTCACAATATCGTTAAAAAGAGTAAGCAAGAAAAAGAAGAAGTTATTTGTTACCTAAATGGTAGAGCAATGACTAAAAGCAAACTAGAAAAGACTTTTCCTAAGAAGAAAAATAAATCAAAGAAGAAAAAATATGTTAAAAAGAAAAATACAAAAGAGTAGTTATTAATTGGCTGCTCTTTTTTTATGTAAATAAATTCAGAAGGGAGTGATTAGATGATTTATTTTGATGATATAGAGTTTACTGATGATAATAAATACTCTATATACTTGATTGATAAGTATTTAAAAAAATATTTTCCTAAAAATCAAAATAATATCAGAAAAAAATACCTTCCTAATGAAGTTGCAAAGGTAATTGGAGAAAAGGATATAACTTTTTTTAGTTTATATTTTCTTAGAACAACTTTCGTGCCAAGTGATGACAACAGTGCAAGGGAATTATGTGAAGAACATTATAAAATATGGAGAGTTCTCTCGGAGGCCTTTGTACAGGATTTATACGATAAACTTAATATAGTAGAGCCTAGGGGACTTGCTAAGTCAACTATATGTGATAAAACACTTGCAATATGGTTACATTGCTATAAAAAATCAAAGTTTACTCTATTAGGAGCCAAAACTGCAGATGATGCCGAGCAATTCTTAAATTCTATAAAAAAAGAATTTCTGGAAAATGAGCTTATAAAAGATGTATTTGGAAACTTAATAGATTTAAAAGGTAAAAAGCCTAATTCGAAAGATTATTACAAGGTTAATTCAGGCGAAATTGAGTTTACCAATGATACATATATAAGAGCAGTAGGCTCAACTACTTCCGTCCGTGGTGCTAACTGGGGAGGTGTAAGACCCACGGTAGTTATTGCCGATGACTATCAATCCGAAGTTGATGTTATAACTGAAGATGCTAGAGAAAAGAAATGGAATAGATGGTGTAAAGAAGTAGAGGAAGTTGGAGATACTGCAGTATTTAGAAAAGGTAAAAAAGTTAAAGCAGCAACTAAGTTTGTAAGTATAGGAACTGTTTTACATATTGATTGCTTAATAAGTAAGCTTAGTAGAAATAGAGATTATCACACTATTATGAATAGAGCTGTTTTATTAGAAGATGGCCAAACTATTGATGATATATTTGAAAGTGATTTATGGCTTGAATGTAAAAAGATTTATTTTGATGATAAAATAGAAGATCCTCAAATACAAGCTAGACAATTTTATGAAAAACATAAAGAAGAAATGAAATATCCTGTTTTATGGGAAGAAAAATGGGATTTTTTTATAGATATAGCAGTTAAATACTGGAGTAATAGAAAATCATTTATGTCAGAAAAAATGAATGATGCTAGTAGTATAGGTGAAAAATGGTTTAAATCTATAAGAACTCAATCAGTAGAGGAAATAGAGGACCATATTTTTTTAAAAACAATGCTTTGTGTTGACCCAGCGGGAGACAATTCTTCTAATAAGAAAAAGAAAACTGACTCATTCGCAATGATCGTAGGCTCATTAGGAGAAAATGACTTTAAATATATCAGAAGAATGGTACTTGAAAAAATGAGTTTCACAGAGTATTGTAATACAATTATTGATATTTTATTAGAATTTACAGATATAACTCATATATCTATAGAAAGAAATACCTATTTAGGTTCAGATGTAACTACTATACAACAAATGATTGAAAAGATACCTGAACTAAAGAAAAGAAATTTAATATTTATTAATGATATGAATAATAAAAATAAAGATAATCGTATTGCAACTATACAAGATCCAGTTAATAATGGCCAAATAATATTTGCAGATAATAATAAAGCATTTACAGATCAGATATTAGACTTTCAAGGCACAGCATATACACTACATGATGATGCTGCAGATGTTGTTTCTGATTTTGCAAATAAAATACTAAAAATAAAAACAAAAAATATAATTAGATTCATGGATAGAAGGAGATTGGGTGTGTAAATGAAAAAATATAAGCCTATCGATGAAGTTATAAGTGTTTATGATGTTCCTAAAGAATTATGGGAATCTGAAAGTTTAATGAAAGAAAAACCGAACTGGAATAAAACAAATTATACCGAGTCGGAAAAAATATACCAAAATAAAGAATTTATTATACTAAAAGTTAAAAGTAATAAAAAGATTGGATTTATTGTATATAATACGAAAAAAGAATGGGAAAATGGTCATTCCCATTTAAATTCTAGAACTATTGCAGAAATAGTAATAAAAAATGTAATTTACAAAAGAAAACCTAAAACGAATAACTTATATATACTTAAAAGTCATGCAAGAGTTTCAAATGATGAAAAATACATAAAATTTATTGAAGATTTAATAAAAGTTAAAAGAAGTAAACATAAAATTAAGTATGTAAACAGGAAAGGAGGCCGAAAATAATGCAGACTATAGCCGAAATTATAGATGGACTAAAAAAAGGTATGGACTTAGATTTAAATATTCCTGATCATATGAATTTTGTTAGATATATGTATCAATGTTTTGAAGCTGATTTATATAAATATCAAAAAATGTATGATTATTACAAAGGTAATACAGATGCTATGGTTGACTATAAAACAATTACCCAAAGGTCAAACTTAAAAGTAAATACTAATTTTTTTAAAAAGTTTGTAAAGGAAGAAGTTTCTTATACAGTAGGGAATCCTATTACTTATGAAAGTAAAGAACAACCTGGCTTATTAGATGAATTAACATCAACTATGGCATTATGGAATAAAAATCATGATAGTGATTTAATGAAATACATGGTTATATTTACAAAAGTATTTGAAATTTATCATTACGATAAAGAAGGATTTAAAAGCATTATTTCAACCCCTTTAACAGGATATGCATATCAAGATGAATATGACAATGTTTTGTTTTATATGGATGTAAAAGTAGAACACTTAGATGTAGATGTTTATCATATAGATGTTTATACAAAAAAATGTGTTTATCATTTAGATAGAGAATTTAATCAAATAGAGCCCCCAACAAATCATCGATTTGGTATAATACCTGTTTCAGTAGGTAAATTAACCGAAGAATTGACAGAAGATAGTTTATATAAAGACTTAAAAGGCTTACAAGATGCTTATGAAACTAATTTATCTGACTTAGGAAATGAAATTTCAGACTTTAGAAACGCATATATGGTTATGACAGATTGTGAATTTGAAGAAGAAAAAATAGTTGTTGATGAAGAAACTGGAAAAGAAACGAAAATAGATCCAATTTTGGAAATGAAGAAAAAAGGCATCTTAATGGTAGGAAAAGAAGGTAAAATTCAATGGTTAATTAAGCAAATTAATGATACTTTTGTTCAAAATACACTGGATAGATATAAAGACGATATGTATCAAATAAGTTGTCATATAAATCATAACGAAAGATTACAATCAAATTTAAGTGGAATTACACTTAGAAGCAGATTAATAGCACTTGAAAATAAATGTGCCCTTCAAATAAATGCTCATTCAAATATAGTTACAAATAGATTGCAATTTTGGTGTAATTATATAAATTACTTTAAAGCAAAGAATTTTGATTGGAAAAAAATAAAAATTATTTACACTGCAAATATTCCTCAAGATGATTTAGCTACAGCTCAAATGCTTAGTCAAGTTCCGCCTGGAATTATTTCAAAAAGAACTGCATCAAGTAGATTTGGATTTATAGTAGATTTAGATGCGGAACAAAGACAAATTGAAAAAGAGTATGAAGAAGAAATGAAAAGAGAAGATGAAAGTTTAGGTGAATTGTATGGCGATAAACACCAACACACAGAAACAAACTTCGAAGAATAGAAATGCTGAAGAAACTAAAAGTTTCATGGAAAAAGCATATAATCAAGCCGAAAAGGAACTTGAAAAATATCTAAAAAAAATGAATAAGACAGATAAACAGATTAGAGAGTTAATGGAAACTGCTAATTTTGCTTATCAAATAGAAAAGACTTCAAAGGACTATGAAAGTGCTGAAAGATTTCTTGTAATAGCAGTATTAGCAATGCTCAATAATGAAGATGAATGGCTTGAAAATTTAATAGACAACTTCTTTGATGAAATGTTTGAAGAAATTGTAGAGTACTTTGGATATTTTGTAGACAATGAAGAAAAACAGAAAATATTAAATAGAAAATACGAAGGTAAAACGTATAAGCAAAGAATACAAAGCAATATGGCTAAAATAAATAATCGAACTAAAAAAAGATTGAAAATAGCTTATAATAAGAAGAATTTATATAATATTGCATCATGGCTAACACAAAGACAAAAGATGAGTAGAAAAAGAGCAAGAGGAATATTGATATCTGAGCTTAGTAGAATAGCAAATGATATTTTTATTTATTGTAATAAAGATAAAAAGTTTATGTATTGTTCAGTTCTAGAGGAAAGAACGTGCGGTGATTGTGAAAGTATGCATGGTGTTATTTTAACTGCTGAAGAGGCTTATGATTTAATACCGCAACATAATTTCTGTAAATGTTACTTTGTAGTTATAAGATAATAGGAGGATATTAATGAAAAAAGTATTTTTAGGTGGAACTTGTAATGAATCTACATAGAGAAATGATTTGATTAAAATACTAAAGATAGATTATTTTAATCCTGTAGTAGATGATTGGACAGAAGAATGTTATCAAGAAGAATTAAAGCAAAGAAAAGAATGTGATTTTTGTTTATATGTAATAACACCTAGAATGGAGGGTGTGTATTCTATAGCAGAAGTCATAGATGATTCAAATAAAAGACCCAATAAAACTGTATTTTGCGTGTTGACCGAAGATAGGAATCCAATTTGTGATTTTACAGAATTGCCTCTTCCAAAGCTAACATTTAATGAAGCACAAATGAAATCTTTAGACAAAGTTGGTGTTATGGTAGAAAGAAATGGTGGTAAATACTTCAAATCATTAGAACAAGTGGCAGATTATTTAAATAAAGCTAAAATAGAAAAATTAAGAGGAATTGAAGGAATCCCTAATTGGATTAGAAGAGGACATGAAATACTTTCTGAAGATAAGTGGGAATATTGGGATGAAATTGTTCCAATAAGAGCTAAAGACCTTTATGAAGGAATGGAATTAGATTGCACTTTAGAAATAGAAGAAATATTAAAAGAAAAAGCAGAAAACAGCTTTAAAAGAGCTAGTAATAAACTAGATAGTCAAGGTCATTCTGGAATGTCATATAGTTTAATGAAAGCTATGATATCGGAATTTTGTACAAATGGAAAAGAATTTAAAAAATATTTAGAAAGAGAGTAGAGGTAAGTAAATGGAATTAAAAAACACAGTAGATTTAATGTTAGGAACAGATTTTAAAGACAGATTTAAAGCTGAATATTATCAACTAGATAATAGAATAGCTGGATTACAAAGAATGTTAAAAGGTTATAAAGAAGGAACTTTAGAATTTACTCCAAATTGTTCATACGAAATATTATGTGCACAATTAATATATATGAAATTTTATAGAGATATATTAGAAGCACGAGCAGAAATAGAAAATATAGAATTGTAGGAGGAAATTATGAAAGAACAAGAGTTTTTAGATTGGTGTAAAGATGAAGTTGTAAAATATACGAATAATCATTTAGATAAATCAGATAACAAGCAAATAACAAAAGATGACGTGTTTATGGTTTGGTGTGCTAAAGTTTTACAAAATAACAAAGCATTATTAAGTACAACTTTACCTGATGGAATGTACTACGAATGTACATATAACGGAGATAAAAAGGAACTGTACGTAGATGCTTATAAGAAATGGAAAAACTATACAGTTTGTAAGGGAGAATAGTATGCTTGATATACAACAATTATTAGGACTAATTAAAGAATGGAAGGTGAATTATATGTTACCATGTTATTGGAATAGAGAAAGTTTTAGTGAATATGTAAGAAGAATGCAAGGAATAAGTAAAAAGACTAAATGGAAAAGAAATAGAAGATAGGTTTACATAATTCAACCTTCTAAAATCAATTTTAAGGTACTTACAAAAATTTCCTTGATAGTTTGTACATTTAGAAAAGGGGGGAAAATGAAAAAATTATCAGATAGAATATTAGTAAGGTTGGGTTTTATTACAAGCCCCAAAATACTATTTGATTTAGCAACACTTGGAGAAAATTCATCTTGTTACAAGAAATATTATAAGAAATATAAGAAAAGACACGAATGGCTGTAAAGCCTTATTTTTATGCTCCGAAAAGAGGGTAAACTAAGTACTTTGGGGGCTGGTACTCCGAGGGACTAAATTCTTATTAAATACTATGAGGGCTAGTACTTCATGGGGAAAGAGGTAAAAAATGATAAGTAAAAAAGATTTATTAGAAAAATTAAACGATATAGATGAAAATGCCGATATTACTGAAATCTTAAAAGGGATTGACGGAATAGCAGAAGTTAAAGAAATACCTTTTGATGTAAATAAATTAACTGTTGAAGATTATAAAAATATTCTTGAAACAAATAAAGCAATTCAAGGATATAACCAATCTCAATTAGATAGTGCAGTATCTAAAGGAGTTGAAAGTTTTAAAACTAAAAAGATGCCAGGAATTATAGAAAGTGAAATAAAAAAAGCAACTGCTCCAAAACATGAAACTCCTGAACAAAAGGCTCAAAGAGAACAAATGGAAGCTATGGAAACAAGACTTAAAGAGATGGAAGAAAAAAATGCTGCGACAGAAAAGAAAAATGCAGAAAACGAAGCTAAATTAGCTCAAGAAGGCAGAATCAAAGAAAGTCGTACTTATCTAGCAGAAATGAAATATCCAAAACAAGTCGAAAATTTCTTAGAGTTTGTAGTTGGTGAAGATATGGATATCAGTAAACAAAATATTGATAAATTAGCTAATGCATTTAGTGAATACGGACAAGAAGTCCTTAAAACTGATATGACAAATAATCCATTTAATCCTAGTGGTGGGGGAAATGGAGATTCTGTTGATCCTGTTCAAGCTCAAGTAAATCAAATTTTAGGCTTGTCATAAAAATAAATTAATTAGGAGGTGTTTAGCATGGCTAACACAATATCATATGCTCAAATTTTACAAAATGCATTAGACAAACAAATGGTACATGAATCGTTGACAGGCTGGATGGATGCCAATGCAGGTCAAGTTAAATATAACGGTGGTAAAGAAGTTAAAATACCTCAATTATCAATGGATGGTCTTGCTAACTATGATAGACAAGCTGATAGTGGATATACTAAAGGTTCTATCAAATATGAATATAAAACTTATTCAATGACTCAAGATAGAGGGCGTAAATTCCAAATAGATTCTCAAGATGTTGATGAAACTAATTTTGTATTAACAGCAACAACAATAATGGGTGAATTCCAAAGAACTAAAGTTATACCTGAAGTAGATGCTTATAGATTAAGTAAATTAGCAACAACTGCTATAAATGTTGCTAACGATGAAAACGTAGAATATGGATATACTGTAGCAAATTCAACTGTTATATCTAAAATTAAAAAAGGTATAAAAACATTAAGAGAAAAATGTCATAATGGTACATTAGTTATTATGTGTAATTATGATACACAATTAGCAATAGAAGAAGCAGCACTAGGTAAATTAGCATCTGTATCTTTCTCTCAAGGTGGAATAAATACAAAAGTTCCAGCAATAGATGGTTGCCCAATTATACCAGTTCCACAAAATAGACTATATAGTGCAATCCAATTATATGATGGTTCAACTAGTGGTCAAACTGTAGGTGGATATATTAAAGCTACTTCTGGATTAGATGTTAACTTTTTAATAATGCCTTTAGACTTACCTTTAGCTGTAACTAAACAAGATATTATGAGAATCTTTGATCCTGAAACTAACCAAAGTGCAAATGCATGGGCTATGGACTACAGAAGATACCATGATTTATGGGTATTAGAAAGCAAAAAAGAGGGGGTATATGCTAATATAAAAGATGCAAAACCTACTCAATCTGAAAGTCATTAGTTTGATCCTTTCATGTTTGAAATAAAAAAAGAAAACGTTCATAGAACAGTAGAAACCATAGAACAGGCAAAAAAATATATTGCTGAAGGTTATGAATTAGTTCAAAATATCGACAACTCAGAGGAAAAATCCGAAATAATAGATTTAGATTCTTTAAAATATAATGAGTTAAAGAATTTAGCTAAAGAAAAAAAAGTTAAAGGCTATACAACACTGACAAAATCAGATTTAGTTAAAATTTTAAAGGAGTTGGTTTAAATGGCTGACTTCGATTTAATATTAAAAGAAAAGTTTCCTAATGAAAGTGAATCAAGTTTAGTCATTCATAAGCAACTAGCAACTCAAAAGCTATTACTTTATTTTAAGAATAGACTTAATAGAACTATAACAGCTGAACAATTAGAAACAGAGTATCAACCTGCTCTGTTTCTTTTAATTTCAAATGCAGTTAATTATTCAAGTATGAGAGGTGTCAAATCAATTTCTCAAGGAAATAAGAAAACTACATTTGATGAAAGTGTTAGTTCTAGCGGTGCTTATGATATAACTAACGAGATCAAGGAACTTTTACCTGTAGCAGTAGTTAAATTGAGAGGTTAGGTGGTAAATGTGTTCGGATATAACGAAGACAGTGCAACTTTATTCAATATATCTTTAGATGAAAATCGAAAACCCATTTATCACCGAACTTATTTAACGGGTATCGATTGGCAACAAGCTACAGGAGTTAAATTTTTAAAGACAACCGGTTCATCTGCGGATATAGATAATAAAATATTAGTTTTTGTAAATTATGGGACTTATGAAGGTAAAACTTACATAGGTCCTAAAGAATTTAGTAAACTTGAAGATAAAAGTAATTATTATACATTCAACGAAGGAGAAGATATTCTCTTAAAAGGAATACATGACATTGAAATTACAAATTCTCAAGAGTTTAATGATATTCAAAAAAACTATGATGATGTAGTTAAAATCATCAATGTTACTAAGTGTGAATTAACAAAACACTTTGAACTAGGATGTGAGTAAAATGGCAACTTTAAAAGCAAAAGTTACTGTTAATATAGACTATGACAAAATTGTAAATCAAAGTAAATTAAATAGAGCGCAAAAACAACTCGTAAATCTAGTAAGAACAAAAGCTGACTCATACGTACCTTATTTATCAGGAGATTTAAAAAATACTGCTCAAGAAAACAAAAAAAGCATTGTATATGCTCCTTATCATGGTGGTACAAAGTCATATGCTGCTATTAACTACTATACTAACAGAGGTATGGGTAGAGAAGGTTTAAATCGTGGCGGTAAAAGGGGTAAACAATGGATAAATCGTATGTGGGTTAATGAAGGAGATGCAATAGTAAATAAAATTGCAAATACAATAGGAGGGAAAGCAAGTAAATGACAATTAGTTTAGATAAAATAGAAAACAGAACTATTACAGATAAAATAATAGATTTTTTCTTAAAATGCCCTCTAATAGACGATAAATCTCCTATTTCTGCTGATTATATAGGTGATGAAATAGGCACTTATTCAGTCGATGGTTCGCCTTCAGAAACTATTTTAAAAACTTATGTTGATGGTTCTACTGAAAGGCAATTAATTTTTGATTTTACTAGCAGAGAAAGTGTTGAAGCATATAACAATGAAAAAAATATTAGTTTTTATGAAAAATTAGCAGAGTGGGTAGAAACTCAAAATAATGAAGGAATTTTACCAGAGTTAAATTATCCACTTATAGCTGAAGAAATAAAAGTATTAACACATGGATATGTCGAGCAAATGAGTGCGAATAAAGCAATCTATGTTATTCAAATGAAACTAGTATATAAAAAAAGGATTGTATAGAAGGAGGTTAATATTATGGCATTAATGAGAAAAGATGTTGCAGACTACTTAAATGTAGGTACTAGTGAAGCAGAAGAATATGTTTTACTAGGATATGGGTTTGAAAGTTTAGATGAAGAACCTGGAGCACAAACTGATACAACTTGTTATATAAATGATGAAACATCTTCTACTTCTGTAACAAAATATGAAACAAAATTTCCATATGTTTCTGAAATGATACCAGATGAAAAAGGAATAAAAAATTTATGGTCAACTGGTAGAAATCATGAAGTTGGAACAGCTGCAGAAAGAGATTTTGTTCGTGTAGATATGTATGATCCTGTATCAGGAAGTGAAGGAACTTATCAAGCAAGAAAATTTAGAGTTTCAAACGAAGTTTCTAAATTTAGTGGTGATGGTGGCGAAAAAATAAAAGTTGAAGGAAGTTTAAATGCTATAGGAAAAGTTGTTCAAGGTACTTTTAATGTTTCAACAAAAACTTTTACAGCAACTCAAGCAGCAACTCAAAGTAATACTGCTAAAGAAAATACTGTAAATTAATTAAAATTAGGGAGGTTAAAATATGAACGATTATACAAAATTTAATATATTAGGTGTGGAATTAGAATTTGATTTTTTAGATTTAGATGAAAAAGAATTTTTTGAATCAGTTTTTTTAGAAACAAACAAGAAAATGTTAGAAATAGCTAAAGATGATAAAGATTTGCCTATTGAAAGTGCTAGAAAATATTGTGAAAGCATAATTAGCTTATTTGAAGAATTGTTCGGAGAGGAAAAAACCTATGATATTTTTTTAGGTAAATGTAATTTAATGAAATGTACCACAGCTATAAAGGAATTAACAAAAGCTAAATTAGAACAAGATAAAGCATTTGCAACAGAATTAAAATCTGTTACTACTATTTCTGAAGAAGTATTCGGAGAGGAAGAAATTTCTCTTAATAGACAACAACGTAGAGCTATTGAAAGAAATAAGAAAAAATATAACTAATGAGTATAAGTATTTTAACCGATTTTTTACCTATTGAAGTTGAAATAGAAGGAGTGCGATATCCAATTAACTGGGATTTTCGCACTTCTATTTTATTTGAACAGTTAATGTTAAATAATAATATTAGTGAAAAAGAAAAATCAGATGAGGCTCTACAACTATATTATGGTTATGAAATAGATACAATTAAATATATTAATAATAATAATATTAATCAATTTGTTGAAGAAATGTTATTATTTTATAAGTGTGGGAAAAAAATTATTAGTACTAACGAAGATTCAGAAAAGAGCGAAAACTCTAGTAAAAATGAAATTATCTATAGCTTTGAACATGATGATTTTTACATTTATAGTGCATTTATGCATGATTATCACATTGATTTACAAGATATTGAAGGATTACACTGGTGGAAATTTAAAGCATTATTTAATTCTTTATCAAGTGATTGTAAATTCATAAAAATATTAGAATATAGAAGTATTGATTTATCTGAGATACAAGATAAACAACAAAAGAATTTCTATAGAAAAATGAAAAAACTTTATGCTTTACCTCAGTCATTAGAGGAAAAGGAAAAACAAGCATTAATAACAGAAATGCTATTGAAAGGTGAAGATCCTAGAGAATTATTAAGACAATAGTTATGTTTTGTACTATAATATTATTATAGGGGGGAATATAGCATGAGAAGAAACTCGGGGTCCAATATGAAAAACATTTTTATTGTAATAATAGCTTTTTTAAGTATTGCTATAATAATTGCTGCAATTAGTGCAATAACTAATAAAAAAAGTAGTGTTGCTATAGAAAATTCTAATATTGAAGAAAATCAAGTATTAAGTGATAGTGAAACATTAAAACTTTTTTCAAAATATCATAAACTTTATGATGATAGTATAGAGTTAATAAACAGTGGTATAAGCGGGAAGATATCAAAAAAAATATTTAATAATACAAAAGGATTAAGTAATGAAATAAGAAATCTTAATCTAAAAGAAAGTTATAAAGATGAACAAAATAATTTTGCTATAACTTTTGATTATTTAAATAAATCTATGAAAGCATATAACGATTATGTTTATTTTCAAAGTAAAAGAGTAGATAAATTTGATACAAGTTATCGCCATTGTTTAGATGAATATAATACTTATCTTAAAAAGTCTGAATCTTATTATGATTTAATAGATTAATTGATTTATAGAACACTTCGGTGTTCTTTTTTTATGCCTAAAAGGAGGTGAGAGTATGGCAGCGGATGGAAAAGTTGTTATAGAAGTTGAATTAAAATCTGATCAAGTCGAAGGTCAGTTGAATGAACTTAAAAATGCTTTTGCTGATTTAGGTGGAGTTGGAAAAGTGTTCGGAGAGATGAGTTCTCTTGTTGGAACTTTTTCAAATACTTTTAAAGCATTAAGTGGAATTGTTGGCCCAGTTGCAGCAGGAGTTGTTGCAGCAGTAACTACAATGGTAACTGCTTTTTCAAAGTTATATGATGCTAGTAAACAAAATTTCTTTGAAAACTTGCAGAATATATCTGAAAAATTACAACCAATTGTTGATATTGTTCAAAATGCAACAAGTACTATCTTAGATTGTTTTAGTCAAGTTACAGATTTTAATTTTGATTTCAGTTCCTTAATGGCAGATGCTATTGAATTTGAAAGTTCAATGGCTCGTGTGTCAGCAATTATGGGTGTTACTGGAAAAGATATTGAAGTCTTAACAGAAACAACAAGACAATACGGAGCTACCACTAGGTACACCAGCGTACAGGTGAGTGAAGCTTTTAGCTATATGGGTATGGCAGGATTTTCATTACAAGAGTCTCTTGCGTCAATACAAGATGTTTTAAATTTAACTACCATCGGTGCCACCGAACTCGGCACTGCCAGTGATATCGTGACTGATGGTTTAACTGCAATGAACATGTCTGCATCTCAAGCATCAAATTTCGTAGATTATATGGCAGCAACTATTACTCGTAGTAATACAACTGTTGAATTAATGGGTGAAACAATGAAGTACGCCGGTTCAGTAGCTGGGACATTGGGCGTTTCTATGGATGATTTATCAGTTGCTATCGGTCTAATGGCGAATTCATCAGTAAAAGGAAGTCGTGCAGGGACTGCAATGAGAACATTGTTGGCAAATTTAAGTGCACCTACTGAAACCGTAGCAAAAGCTATGGATAAATACGGAATAGGACTTGTTACTGCGAAAGATGGTTCAGTTGACTTAGATAAAACATTAAGAAATTTAAGAAGTAGTTTAAAATCATTACCTTTAGTTGAACAAGCAGCTGCATGTAAAGATTTAGCTGGTAAAACAGGTATGACAGGTTTACTATCAATTGTCAATGCTACGGATGATGCATATGATAGTTTAACTGATAGTGTACAAAACTCTACTCAAACAGTTTCTTATTGGAATCAAAATTTAGGAGAAGCAGGAGTTACTGGAAAAGAATGTAGTAAAAGAATAAATAACTTAAAAGAAGTTTTAAGTCAAACAGAATATCTAGGTGCTGCATTTAACATGACTACACAGGATATGGCTTTAGCTTTACAAGTATTAGGGTCTGATGCAAAAGTAACATCAAAAAATGTTGAAGACTTGTTTGGTGTATTAGATGCAATGAGAAATCCCACAAATGCTCAGAAAAAGCAATTTAAAGAACTAGGACTAACTTATAAAGAAATTAATGATGACGCTTTTGACTATAGTGCTACTTGTGACATGATCAATGAGAATACAAAAGGAATAGTAGACAATGCTAAAGGTTTAAAAGATGTTGTTTCTAAACAAGAAATAATAGATAAGTTAAATCCAGATATGTCACTTAAGGAAGCTAATCAAGTGTTAAAAGAGTATGGCCTGTCTGCTAAAAGTGCTTCTACTGGCCAAATAGATTTAATTGCAAATTTAACTCAATTAAGAGAAAAATTTGGAGATATGGATAAATCAACTAGAGAACAAATTTTAACAAATTTAGGTTTATCTGATTCCTTAGATGAGATAAATGAAATATGTGGTTTATCTGATGAACAATTCAAATTATATTGTGATAATTTAAATTTAGTAACTGGATTATCTGAAAAAATGGCACAAGCTATGGATGAAACAACTAAAAATAAATTATTAATTTTATCATCTGCTTTACAAGATGTTGCTATACAAGGATTTGAATTTTTAAAACCTGCTATTCAATCTACTTCTGAAAAATTAGCTGAGTTTTTCAGTGTTTGGAGAAGTGGTAATGAAAAAGGTAATACAAAGGATGGGCAAGCTTTATATACTTTTGATAATTTTAAAAAGGCACTAGATAATTTACTTGGATATATAAGAAATGCAGATATATCAGGAGCGATTCAACAAGCTTTTAGTGGAATTAATACTTTTATAACTAAAGGTGGATTAAGCAGAGTATTAGCTATCGGTAAAGAAATTATACATCAAATTTGTCAAGGAATTATAAAAAGTAAAGGTGATATAAGAGAAGGTATTTCAAGTGCTATTAAACAAATTTCTCAATTTGTTAAAGATGTTGCTCCAGAAGTTGAGGAAGCTGGTAAAGTTATTTTAGATGCTTTAAGAGATGGAATAAAAAACAATTCAGACAATATACATGATGCTTTAGAAGCAGTTGCATCAGTAATGAACACATGGATAGAAGGTAGTGAGGAAATAAAATCCTTAACTGGTAATTTTGCAGATATTTTTATTGATAGCTTAATTGAAAATTTTAAATCTAGAACTGTTGGAAGGGCAACGGAATTATGGAATGCAGCTACAAGTTGGTTAACACACTCTACACCAGATTTCAGTAAAGGTGGAACAGGACTTCTAAAAAAAATATCTGAATGGTTTACTGGCGAATCTTATGCTGATGAAAAAACTGGAAATGAAAAACCTCTTAACACTAGTAAAGATTCTAATAGTAATAAAATAAATACTAAACTTTCTAGCATGGATACTAATGAAATAAAAGCATTACAAACACAATTAACAGCTTTACAGTCAACTGTTCAAAGTGTTTCAAGTTCAATTTCTCAAGCATTTACATCAATGCAGAATAATTTAAGAACTAGTTTAGTTGGATGTGCAAATATAGCAAGGAATCAATTTGTAAGTATATCAAACGTAGCTAGAAATCAATCTTTAAATGTTTCTAATATAGTAAGAAATCAATTTTTATCTATTAGTAATATAATACGAAATCAAATTACAAATGCTAGAAATGTTGTTACATCACAAATGATAAGTATGAAAAAGGTTATATCAACTCAAATTTCAGAAGCTAGGAATAAACTAACTTCTCAAATGATATCAATTAGAAATGTATCTAGAACACAAATTACACTTGCTAGAAATGCTGTTACATATCAAATGATATCAATGAAAAGAGTTATAACTACTCAATCAAGAGAAGCAAGAAATAACTTTACAAGACAAATGATAAGCATGAAAAATGTTGCTAGAACTCAATCAAGAGAAATTGGTCAACAATTAGCAAATGGTGTTACTCAAGGCATTCAAAGTGGTACAGCAAGAGCAGTTAGTGCAGCAAGAAGTCTTGTTAATCAAGTTAATGCAGAAATGAAAAAAACTGCTAAAATAAATTCGCCTTCAAAAGTTACCACTGATTATGGAGAATATATGGACGAAGGTTTAATTGTTGGTATGAAAAATAAAGCTGAACAAGTATATGCCGTAGCTAGGGATGTAACTTCAGAAATGCAAAATGCAATGAAAATGGCTGTTCAATCTGAAACAACTAAATTTTCATTAGAAGCTAGTAGTAACAGTAATCTTAAAATTGTAAATAGTGTAAGTAATAACACAGTAAAAGAAATAGCTAATTCGCTAGGAGAAACATTAAAAGAAACTATAGGAGATATAAGTGATAGACCTATCCAAGTCCAAGCTAATATGGATAAAGTAAAAGTTGTAGATATAATTGCAAAACCTATAGATGAAAAAAATAAACGAGATGAAAAAAGATTAAATAGATTGGAGGGAATAACAAGTGTTTAAGTTTAATGACATTGATTTAGAAATGTTTGTCAAAGTTATTTCAATAGATACAACTTTGATGTCAGAAAGAGTAAATAACTTTTTAGATCCTCCATCTGAAAATGGTCGATATTATCAAAATTCTAAATATGATTATAAAGAAATAACAATTACTTTTGATATAAAAGCAGATACAGAGGAAGATTGTAAAGATATTATTGATACGTTGTCATCTATATTTGATGTTTCTGAAGAAAAGAAACTTGTTATTGATGATAATGAAAGAGTTTATTTAGCAATTCCTGATGGTAAATTTGCAAAAGAAAAAATCACTAAAGGTATGCGAAGAATAAAAATGTCATTTATATGCCCTATTCCTTTTTCACACAATATAAATGCTAAACTTTTTAATGGCCAAAAAACTCTAAGTGTTGTAAATGAGGGAAATACAAGCACTCCTGCAATAGTCGAGGTTGATTTTAATGGTGAAGCAACTTATTGTCAAATAGATGGCCAAAACGAAAAAGCAATTCTTGTTGGTGAATATCCTCGCTTAACTAATGAGAAAAAAGAAAAAAGTTCTACTATTGTTGATGAGCCTTGTGAAACTACAGAAAAATTTGTATCAGTAACGGGAGAAGTCGATGCCAAAAGGTCAATAAGCGGAACAATACAACCAAACGATGGAGGTTCTAGTTGGTGCATACAGGCAGCTGATTATGGTAGTGGAGACGATTGGCATGGACCGGCACTAAGATATAACTTATCTGAAAATGTAACGAATTTTGAATGTAGTATGTATTTTTATCATGATAGTACAGGAAAACTTGAATATAATGAATCTGGCTCTACAAGTTTAACAGAAAAGACTAAATACAAAGTAACATCTACCACTGTAAAACTAAAAGAAAAAAGACTTTCTAGTAGTAAAACTTTGATAAGTATAAAAAAAGGTATTTATTTAACTGCTGATGAGATTGTAAACGGCTGGATAAAAACTACTTATAGTAGTCAAACAGGTTGGATAAAAATTTCAACAGGTTTGAAAAAAGTTACAGTAACAACAGCAAATTATTACACAAAACAATCAGTTTCTTTAAGAGCTACTGGAAGTAAAAAATCAAAGCTTTTAGCTACAATCCCAAAAGGCACTTGTATTGTTGTATATCCAAAGAGTAAAGAAGGTAAATATACTAAAGCAACTTATAAAGGCCAAACTGGATATGTTTATACAGATTACATTATAGAAGGAGATAAAGTTCAAATAGAAACAGACAAAGAAGTTGATACAGCAGAAGATAAAATGGGCATCGTCGAATGTTATGGCTTAGATCAAAAAGGTAATAAACTTTTTAAAGTTATGCTTTGTGATGAAAACGAATACTTTGAAGCTACTTATCCACTTGTGCAAGTTGGAAATGTAGAGTTTTTAAAAGATGCAGAATTTAGTATACCTAAAATCGACCCGATAATTACAACAACTGGGTCTGATGATAGTTTAACTGTTACTAAAAAAACACCTAGAAGTGGTAAAACAGGAAACTGGAACGAATTTAAAGGACATTTTACAATAAGAAGAGAAAATAATGAATGGTATGCAGAAGTAATAAAATACAATGAGGCTGGAGAAATAATAAAAACATTGCCAAGTGAAAGAATGAAGAGTGATAAGTTTCCTCTTGGAGATTTAAATCATCTTGTTATCTTCTTTGGTAAATATGCAGATAAAAAAGTTGTTGATACAATGACTTTTAATAGATTAGTTGTAGAAAAATTAAACGAAGATGGAGAAGATGAAGAATTTAATACAACTATTTTTAAGCAAGGCGATACATTAAAAGTAGATTTTGCTAACAATGAAGTTTATATAAATAATGTAAAAAACATGGAACATGTCGACATAGGCAGCAACTTCTTTGAAATACCTCCAGGTGAATATAATTTAAAAATTTCAAGTGATGCTGATATTACAAGTTCTATCATTTTTAATGAAAGGTGGTTGGATTAGTTGGAATTAGTTACAGAAATATATATTTTAAATAGAAATAAAAAAATAATAGACGTGCTATCTAATAACGGGACTAATCCAAATAGTCCTTTTTTTGATGACATTTATAAAGTTTATTTAAGCACAGGAGCAGAAAGTTTTGAATTTTCTACAGTTACAAATGGAAGGACTTCAAGTTTACAAAAAGGCTGTTTTATCGCTTTTAAATACAGAAATAAAATAAAATTGTTTCAAATAATAAATACATCTAGTGAACACTCAAACGGATTAATTAAGAAAACTTGTTATTGTGAAACCATCGGACTTGAACTTTTAAATAAAGTTGTTAGAAAAAGTGTTTTGCAAGGTGATGTAACTACGTTTTTTAATTTACTTCTACAAGATTCAAGTTTTGAATTAGGGTATGTAGACCCTCAAATCAATGAATTTAGAAGTATTAATATTGAAAAACCAACACTTATTTATACTGTAATACAAGACAATCTTGAAACTTACAATATAGAAATAGAATTTACGGTAGAAATAAAAAATAATAAAGTATATAAACAATATATAAATGTATATAGACAAAGAGGAAAGGTTACACATGAAAGATTTGAGTATTCAGAAAATGTAGATAATGTTAAGAAAAAAGAAGATTTATCTGAATTTTGCTCAGCACTTATTGGTTACGGCCAAAATGGAGTTGATTTTAGAAATGTTGAATGGTTAACAGCTAACGGAAATCCAGTTGACAAGCCACTTAATCAAGACTTTGTTGCTGATGAAAAAGCTCATATGTATTTTCATAATGATGATGGAAGTTACATAATAGGAGTATACGAAAGTGATGCTGACAATGCATCTGATTTACTTAATGAAACATGGAAAGAATTACAACGAAGAAAAGAACCTCAACTCGACTATGAAACAAATATAATTTATTTTTCTGATGATATTGATATAGGTGATACAGTTTATGTTATAGATAATGATTATGTAAAACCATTGCATTTACAAGCAAGGGTAACTGAATTAGAATTATCATTTACGGATTGGTTTAAAAAAAGTAAATGTACATTAGCAAACTATAAAGAAGTAAAAAGCAAAATAAAAAATCTTACAAAAAATGATGACATAATTAAAGAGGTTATAGAATTTCTAGGTGGCATCGGAATAGGAGATTTAACTGATGAAGATATTGCTAAAATAAGAGAATACTTAGAAAAAATGGGCGTAGAAAAAGATGAAATCGATAAGATATTCGACGAAATTAGTAATATTGTAAATCCTAAACCAACTCCGCCTGACGAAGGTGATGATGGCGACCCTATTTATATTGATACTTATAAAAATGGAGTATGGCTTGGAGATGACAGAGTCTTTCAGGTTAAAAACTCTAAAACTGTATCAACTACTGATAAAACTAATGACAAATATGCAGAAGCATTAGCATTATATGAGAAATATGACATAGGTAAATATCAAAACAAAGCAGAACTTACTAATTTATCATCTACAGGAAATAAATATAAATTATATCTTATAGTTGAATATTATGCTAGAAAGTTTGGTCTAGATCCAAATCTAATATACGCGGTTATAATGGGTGAAAGTAGAGGAGACCCTTATAGCACTACAGGTTCAACAGGCGGATACGGACTAATGCAGTGTGAAAGGTCAACGTACTTCAATAAAAAGCAAACTATCACTTATATAGATGGTACAACTAAATCTTTCACTCCGAGCTATTCGACAATGACCCCATATAAAGGTGGAAATGCAACGCTTAGCGATATAACAGTAGATAGAAACATTCTAAATCAAATAAGATTTGGTTGTTGGGAACTACGTCAAGCTATTGACTATGCTCATGGAAATATATTTGCTGGATTAGTAGCTAATAATATGGGTCAAGGCTCACTTAACTGGATAGTAAGTAAATATGTGTGCGACAAGTACGAATATACTTTTAAAGATTCTTATTATTTAAGTGACCAATCAAACGAAACAAGATTAAAAGTTTATGAGGAACTTGATAGTAGAAAATTTGATTTTGCAGCTTATAGACAAGTTCTTAAAGACACTAAAGGATTAGGAACTCCAAACAACGTAGAATTGTATTTGTGTTGGTATAAAATCGAAAATGGACAATTACCTTATTACAAAGATGCACAAGGTAATAAATTAGGCTATGGAGTTGGTGTATCTACTCCAAAAGGAACAGGCCAAGCAAGTGCATCTGATATAAGAAATATTATTGTTGATACGGCAAAAGCTATAGTTCAACAACATACAGATAAGTTGGCAACATATGACCAAAGTTATCGTACTTGGAACTTTAAAAAGCCTAACAAAAGAAAAGGTACTTTTTACGGAATAAAAAATCCTATCTGCTATGATTGTAGTTCTATGGTCACTTGTTGTTATGGTGAAGCTGGATTAACAAGTATATTCCATGATGATTCCTTATGTGCAGCAGGAACACTTGTTGACTATGCTACGAGAAAAAGTGGTTATACAATGTTTAAGATAACAAAGACAACTATTGAGAACATGAAGGCTGGAGATATTATAATGATGTGCAATAAAGAATGTCCTGATACCCTTACAAGAAGTCAAGCTATGGCGTATAAATTTACACATCATACGCTAATTTACTGCGGTAAAGAAAACGGAACACATATGGTTGCACATGCTAGAAAGTGGGATTATTGGCCAAAGGCAATTCGTTATATGGCTGTTTACTCAGACATATATAAATATGGATTCTGTCTAAGACCTTATGACCTTGTTGAGGTTGACAATAACAATGTAGAGGAAACTCCTGTTATTAACAAAACAGATATGAATGAGGTGTATATAAAAGCAGTTAGAAAAGCAAATGCATATGATTTTTATGACGATAATAACAATCTGTTAAGCAAAGTAGAAGGGTTATTTGAAGATGATGATAAAGTTTATCCAAGTTCAACTCCTTATGTCTTAACACATTTTGGATTAAATGATCTAACAGAAAAAGGGATAAACGGAGTAAAAACATTAGTTTCTATATTAAAAAGTAAATACAGAAACACTCCGATTTTTATATTAAAAGAATTGCACGTTGGAACTGCTTATACAGATTATTCGACAGTAAATACTTCTATAGATACTTATAATACTCAAATAAAATCATTCTGTGATAATGAAGACGATGTATTTTTATTAGATATATCTAGCAAATTAGAAACATATTCAAATGTATTAAATTCTAGCTACACTAGTGATGGCTATACTTTTAAAGATGATGCCAGCGTTAGTGTTTTTTATGATGCAATAAAAGAAAAATTATTAGCAACTCCGATAGGTTATAAAAAGAAAGATTCAGGAAGTGGAGGAGACACTGGAGATGGCGATACTGGTGATGATGATAATGCATCAAAACGAGAGGGAAAAGTAATAGATATTGTACTAGAAAGCACAAAAAATTACTATTATCCAAAAACAACTATAAAATCACTTACTTTTAGATTGAATAGCGAGGTTGATAAAAGTTTTTATGCTAGATTAATGTTTACGACTGCGGATGAAATCAGTTACTCTCAATCTAAAATTTGCTATTTGGAAGGTGTTGACTGTGTCGCAGGACAATTAGTGCCACGACCAAATGTAGGATATAGAATTATAATAATGGCCAATGCAAATCCAAATATAAATTATAAATACTATGGGTCTGTAGCTGTTGATAAGGGCGAAGGATATGCTGAACCTTACACTTTTAAGGGTGGTAAAAAAGTTGCTGAAATAGCAAAAACATACTTAAATCATACAGATTTAGAGTATAGAGGACAATATTCTACAACAGCAGTAAAAACACCTGCATCATATTCAAATCCGGCCAAAAATCTAAGTAAGTGGTATGATTCAACTAGAAAAAAAGGGCAAATAGATTGTAGTACATTAACTAAATTTACATATATGGGATTAGATTACGATCATTCTCCTTATGCAAATCATAAAATGACTTCATTAAAGAGAAACACGACATATAGCTGGGCATTTACATTCCCAAGAAACGCAGCAGAGCAAGCAGAATATTGTGTAAAAAATGGTTGGGTATTACATGACGTTGATATAACTAATTTCTCAAATCTTGAACCTGGCGATATCGTCTTTTGGGATAGAGACAATGGTGAGAATGGCCGTTATATGAATTGTTCTCATGCAGCTATTGTTATTGGGCAAACGGAAGATGGAGGCACAGTATATACAATAGAATCAACACAGTGCGAAAATGGTGTAAAAACAAGACTAATCACAGAAAACAAAACAGATAAAATACTATTCTGCGCTAGACCTAAGAAATTATAGAAGGAGGGTTATTATGAGCAATAGCAATATAGAAACTATAACTAGAGAGCATGATAATTTCTCCTCTAGTTATGATGAATTAACAAATCTGCTTGAAAAAGTTATAACAAATAGAAAAATAACACAAGATGACAAATACGATCTAGAAAAGGCACATGCTACTTATACTGAAAACTACAACGAAGTTAAGAGAATACTAGAAAAAGAAAAAGAAAATGATTTAAGAGAACAAATTAAAAATGTAAGTGATAGAAAATTAGATGCTGATATAAAAAGCATAGTAAATATCCTTACGAATAACGGAGAAAAAACGACTTTATATTTAGATGAAGATGGTGTTTTGTATATTGATGGAGAAAAAATCCCCGAACTTAAACAGACAAAACTTATAGTAGATGAACAAAATGGCAAAATAGAATCTTTAGTATCTGATGGATTTGTAGAAGATGCTGATGGAAATAAAGTTAAATTAAAAGTGTTATATTCAACTCTTAAGCAGGATATGAACGGATTTACGTCACAAGTTGGGGAAATATCCGGTATAGCATCAAATGCAAAAGATACAGCACAGGCAGCATTAGATAAATACTCCCAAATAGAGCAAAATGTAGAGAGAATACAAAGCACTGTTGCTAATAATAGTAATAGTATTAAACAGGGAGTTACTAAAGTTTATAATGAATATTATATCTCTACAAGTAAAACTGAACAGGTAGGAGGAACATGGTCGACAACAGTACCTACTAATATTCCAGAAGGTAGCTACTTATGGATAAGAACTGTATATACCAAAGCTGATGGGACAAGTTCAACTGGAGATGCAGTTTGTATGGCTGGTGTTCAAGGACCACGAGGTTTGCAAGGTTTGCAGGGACCTCAAGGTGAGCAAGGGATTCAAGGACCAGCAGGGGAATCTGGTAAAACTACTTATTTTCATATTAAATATTCTGCTGTGGAAAATCCTACATACTCTTCTCAAATGACAGAAACTCCAAGCGAGTATATCGGAACTTATGTAGATTTTACAGAACAAGATAGTACAGAACCTTCTAAATATACATGGTATAGATTTCAAGGTTTGCAAGGGCCTCGAGGTGAGCAAGGAATCCCAGGAAAAGACGGAGATGGCCGAACAACTTACCTTCATATTAAATATAGCAATGATGGAGGTTTAACATTTACAAATAATAATGGTGAAGATGTAGGAGATTACATAGGGACATGCACTGACTTTAATATAGATGACCCTACAACAGTCAACAGTTACACATGGGCTAAAATAAAAGGTGAACAGGGAACTACCGGGGATACAGGCGTAGGTGTACAAAAAATAATAACTATATATTTTGTTCATGTTTCTAAGACACAAGCACCTACATTTGCGGCATCTGGCTGGAGATTTGATATACCCGCATATATAGAAGGAAAATATTTATGGAGTGCTTATAAAATATTCTATACTGATGGTTCAGTTGGATTTACAGACCCTCAATATTGTAGTGAATGGGAAGCAAATTTTAAGGCTGAAACAGCTATATCTACAGCAACACAAACTGCTGAAAAATTTGAATGGATAGTGCAAAAAGGCTCTACAAGTTCAAGCATAACTTTGACTGATAGCTTAATACAAGCAATAGCATCTTCTAACATTCAATTGTCAGCTAAGAAAATATTAATCAACGGATTAATGGAAGGTTCTGGTTGGAAAATTACTGATGAAGGGGAATTAGATATTTTGGATCTAAATGTAAGAGGTAATTTTACATGTGATTCTTTAAATGTAGATACTTTGATATCAGCAGATATTCCGCCTGCACTTTCTGAAAATAAAACTATCTATGTATCAAGTGGAGAAACAATTTCACAATATTTAGATGATTTACCGTTGAATCTTAATGGTTTTACAGTAGAAATCTATCTAACTTCAAATACAACAGAAAATCTTGAGTTGAGAAGACATGTAAATGGACTAGTCAATATATTTCTATGTGGTAACACAATAAAAGGAACTATACGAAGTATATATAATAATGCCAAATACAGTATTTATGGGGGTAATAGTACCACAGACACTACGATGGGTTCTATAATGCCTTATACTAGTTATAATGTAGGAAGTTATTATTATACTACTATATTTTCTGATTGCCCTAACGTAAATCTATATAACTTAAAAGTTTATGGCGACAGTGTAAATTCCAATTCTGTAGGAGTTGGAGCAACTCAAAAATCAAAAGTGTATATGGAAAATATATCATTTGTAGGTTGTAAATATAATTGTAGAACTTATTCGATGACTGAATTGTATTGTCAATCATCTTCTGGTCTTTCGACTGGAAATTCATGGAATGCTGGTACAGGAGCAAAAATTGTGTTATATCCAGGACAACAAGCAGGTGGAGGAAATAATACATTCACAAGTGGTAACGGACAAATAATTTCTACAGGAGTTACTTTTGCATCTTCAAAAGATAGCGGTTCAAATACAACTACTGTAAACCCTACAACAACTAGATTTGAAACATTTAAACCAAAATATGCAGACACATATAGAAGTTCTGTTTACAATAACTGGGAAGGTAGAGGAAAATGTAGACAAGGTGATTGGGGTTATGGCGATTGTAATGGTTATTGGTTCTATGGTTCACAATTTGCTGAAGTGAAAGGCAAGAATATAACAAAAATTGAAATAGATGTGACTAGAAGTAGCGATATAGGTTATTCTGCATCAACTTCTCATGTGTTTCAAGCACATACATATTCTGGAAGACCTAGTTCAACACCTAGTTTTTATGCTAGTTGTAATAAAACACTATCACTAGCATGGGGCAAAAAAGGAACAGTTACAATTACAGATTCGACTGTTTTAAATGGAATTAAAAGCGGAACGATAAAAGGCTTTGGTATTCAATCAACATACGATAAAAGTCATTACTCAGCACTAAGTAACGGAACAGTAAGAATTTACTATACAGAATAGGAAGGGGATGTGTTAATTTGATTAAATACAACTACGAAGTATCTGTAAATGAAAATAGAGCAAAATTAAATAAAGACATTTTTTTATTTAGAGGTAATAGAAATATACATTATTATTTTTCAATAAAAGGTGCACGTTTTGCCTTTGAAAAAGAAGGAGATTTAATAGAAAATGCAAATGCGATTTATGCAGCAGTTACAGTAATAAAACCGAATAATGTAGAAGTAGCAAGTGCAATTGCAAAAGTTGAAAATGGTTTAATTCATTTAAAAGTTACAGAAGATCTAATAGATGAAGAAGTTGAGATAGGGGATTTTGATTTAGTATTTGACTTGTTTGATGACAGTGATGGTGCTGTGACAATTCCTAAGATAAAAGGTCAATTTCATGTTCAAGAAAGACCTTGTACAACTTCAATTGGAACATTATCAGGAAATGTAAATGTTGTTAATCAGGCGGTGGTAGATTTGGCAATAGCAACACAAGAAAACGAACAATTAATCGTAGTAGATGATGATGGGAAATATGTTAAAACTACATGGGCAAAAGGAGATAAAATCAGTGTCGAAAGATTAAACAAAATGGAAGAAGGTATATACAACAATAGTTCTCGACTAAAAAATATCGGAACTGGCGGAAGTACTAATGCTAGTGATATAACTATCACTGATGTAAATGATAATTTTGAATCAGCAAATGTTGAAGGTGCATTAAATGAATTAGGTACACAATATAAAGATATTGCGAAACAAGTAGGTACAGAAACATTAAACACAACAGCACAAGATTTAAAAGGCGCAATAAATGAGGTTTTTCAATTAGTTGCTAAAATATTAGGCTCAACTGTAAAAATTAATTCATTAAGTAAATTATCTGATTGTAAGTTTAAATTAATTTCTTCTACATCTAATGCGAGTTATAATTCAACAACTGAAGCTGGTAAAAATTACAATGATGACTCTTGGGATAACATATCTATACCACACGATTGGAGTATATATAATTCATTTAATTCTAATTCTCCTTCAGGATATGAAGGTGGATATTTAGATGGGGGAGATGCTTGGTATAGATTTAAATTAAAAACTGCTAAATTAGAAGGGCAAAAAGTATATATTTATTTCGATGGGATTTATATGGAAAGTGATGTATATATCAATGGAACAAAAGTTAAAAGTAATAAATGGTATAATCCTTTCTATGTAGAAATAACTGATTACGTACAATATAATAACAATGATACATTAGCAGTATTTGTTAGAAATCAACAACCTAGCTCAAGATGGTATAGTGGAAGTGGTATAATCAGAAATGCTTATTTAGTATCTGCAAATGATGTTGAAATAGGAATAAACGATATTAATATAACAACTCCGACACTAGAAACTGATGTAAAAACAAATATTGCAAATACAAAAATAGATATAAAAATTAACTCAACTACAGTTAAGACAATAAATTTAATAAATGAAATATATTTTAATAATTCTTTAGTAGAATCAAATACAAAAGAAGTAGCTTTAAGTATTGGAGATAATTCAATTTCTGAGTATATACAAATAAATAATCCTTCTTTATGGGATGAATATAATGGTAATTTATATACGTTGAAAACTTATATAAAAATAGGTGTAGAAACTTATTATTCTACCGAAACTAAATATGGATATAGATATTTTAAATTTGATAAAGATACTGGATTTTGGCTTAATGGTAAAAATCTTAAATTAAGAGGTGTATGTATGCACCATGATTTAGGTTGTTTGGGGGCTGAAGTTAATAAATCTGCAATAGAGAGACAAATTGATTTACTAATAGATATGGGGGTTAATGCAATTAGAATCACTCACAACCCAGGAAGTTCTGAATTTTTAAATGTTTGTGCTAAAAAGGGTATTTTAACTATAGAAGAAATGTTCGACTGTTGGGCCACTGCTAAAAAAACATATGATTTTGCTAGATATTATAATACTTATGCAAAAGACGTTATAAAAACCACAATAGAGAGAGATAAAAACAACCCTTCAATAATCATGTGGTCAATAGGAAATGAAATAGTTAATGAATCTGATGTAATGACTCGTGAGTTAGTTACATGGGTAAAAGAAGTAGATACTGAAAGGATGGTTACAATGGGGGAAAATTATCCTACACAATCAACACATCAAAATTGTATGAAATATTTAGATGTTGTTGGTGTTAATTATGGTAATTCATCAGTATATTCTTCTGTTAGAACTGCTATGCCTAATAAACCTATTTATGGCTCTGAAACAACTTCAGCTTTGTCATCCAGAGGTATTTATACTAAAGATGATAAAAATAAACAATGCCCTAGTTTTGACGATTTCACAGTAAGTTGGGGAAGCTATGCAAGTGATGCACTTAAACTACATATAGATGATATTAATTATTTAGCAGGTATGTTTGTATGGACTGGATTTGATTATATAGGAGAACCTACTCCATTCAATGCTTACCCTAGTAAATCTAGTTATTTTGGGATTTATGATACTTGTGGATTTCCAAAAGATATAATGTATATGTATCAATCAAGATGGGCTACATCTCCAATGATTCATATATTACCACATTGGGATTGGACAGATGGAAATATAAAAGTGTGGTTATATTCAAATTGTTATAAGGTAGAATTATTTTTAAATGGTGTAAGTTTAGGTGAAAAATTACAAACTAACATAGGTAATAAATATCAATTTGAATATTCTGTTACTTATACAAAAGGTACTTTAGTTGCTAATGGATATAATCAAAATGGTGATATTATAGCACAGGATATAATATATACTTCTCAAGGTACTCCAACAACAACTAAATTATCTAGTGATAAAACAAATGTCAATATAAATTCAGACGATTTGATATTTATAACTTGTGATTTAGTAGATAAAAACGGAGTGGTTGTACCAACAGCAAATAATAAAATTACTTTCACGGTAGAAGGTGGAATAATTATAGGTACAGATAATGGTGATGCTACTTGTGTTGAAAAATATAGAACAAATATAAAATCAGCATTTAACGGAAAAGTTTTGTGTGTTGTAAAACATAATGGGGTAAGTGGAAATATGATTATAAAAGCAAATGGTGATAATTTAACAGAACAATCGATAACTATAATCAAGGGAGATAAAACAGTTTTAAAACAAAAAACTAAGCAAAATTTTATAGATGCTACAAATCCAACTATATATGATTATCCTGGAGTTATTAAAAAATATACTATAACAAATAATTTAACTAATTGTGTAAATTCAAATACAATAACTACAATAGAAGAAAATGGTAGCTATTCAGGTACTATAACTGCCAAAAATCTATATACATTAAATAATATAACAGTTACTATGGGAGGAACAGATATAACAAATACATCAGTTTCACATGGAGTAATAACAATTAATTCTGTTACTGGAGATATAGTAATAACCGCTAATGCAATTATTACAGATAATGATAAATTAGTATATTCGTTACCTCAAACAACTACATTTAATGGCATAAGTGATTATATAGATACTGGAGTACAATTATTTGATACTGATAAAGATTTTACTGTATTTTTAGATTTTATGAATGGTGAAGGCAATGTAGATGTTAAGCAAAACACAATTCTTCATTGTATGAAAGAACAAAACCCTTATTATGGATTATCTATTAGACCTCTTACATCAACAGAACATATAAAAGTTGATTATTATGGAAACGTTGACCTAGATAGTATTATTATTAGTAAACCTACTAAATTAATAATAACACATACAAAAACTAGTAATACCATAAATCTTTATTCTAATAATAATGTTACTGGTATAGAGTTGTCAGCTACTTTAACATATCATGCAATAACTCAAAATATAATATTAGGTGCTTATCAAGATGTAAATGGTAATAAAGGAAGATATTGGAATGGAACAATAAATCAATGTAAAATATGGTTCGGCGCATTAACAAATGATGACATAAATACATTATTAAATTAAAATATTACAAGGATTTTTTTAATACCCACTTAGTTCGCAATTTAAAAATATTGCGAACCATTTTGCTAAGTAAATACCAAGTAAATACCAAGTAAGATCATAGAGCAGTTATTAATTAGCTGCTCTTTTTTATTAAAAAATTATAAAAGTGTAATCTTTTCCATACTTTTGCATAGAATTAAGTAAAAGGAGGTTGAGATTATGAAAAATAATAAAACCGTAATCCAATTGAGTTTTAAAAATAACATGGATGATAAACTTTTATTAGCTTGGCTAGAAGATAAATTTACAGAATACGGCAATAAAAGTAACTATATAAAATACATTCTTAGAAAAGAAATGTTAAATGAATCAAATGAGTTTACTCAAAAAATCAAATAGGAAAGCAAGTCCGAACCAAAATAATGTTTCGCTCATTTTTATCACCTCGGTCAATTCATATTTAATTATTATTTTAAACGGAAAGGAGATTTTTATACATGCAATCTTATAGTTTTAAGGAATATAAATTAATATTAGAACAGGATTATACTTTAATTGAAAGATTTCTTAATAACTTAAAGATGAATAAAAAAGAGTACAAGAAAATCATTGTTTTAATAGCTATTTTTATGAATAAGAATTTAATTTCTTATTGTGTAACTACAGAAACTGAAATATCAAATGTAGCTACTCAAATTCTTAGTCTATTAATGGTATTTGCTAAATATGGATGTATGTGCATGGGGATAAAAAGTATTATAGAAAATGCTTTACAAGGAGCAGATTTTAAGCAAGCAACAACATCTGGAATGCAATATTTCCTAATTTATATATTATTAAGTTTTTATCCAAAACTTTTTTCTATGATTAAATTTTAGGAGGTATTGATATGGAAGAAAAATTAAATCAAGTTATAAATATTTTAGATAATATTTTACATCCGATAGAATATTTTAAAGAAACTGGATATGAGCTTTTAGTTGCTATACAAAATCTATCTTTTGATATATGTCTTGTAGCAGGTTTTATAGCACTTTTATTATATGTATTTGGATATAAAAACGGCAAGAGATGGGCATTTATGATACCTTGTATATATATTATCCTTAATATAGTTATAGGAGCGATTACACATGCTTAAAAGCATTCCTATAGCAAAATATTTTGAGATACAAAGTCAAGAATATGTATATCTTAAATTAATACCAAGTAAATCCATTAGGAATAATAGGACTTATTCTATATTGGATCTTGTAAATAAAATGTATCTCAACATTAATAAGCTCATAAAGATAGAAGATAATAAATTAATTATAAGAACACAATTAAAGGCAAGTTATTATATTCACATAACAAAAGAAAAAATTAATTTTTACTTTATCGTTCCTAAATTATTTTATTCTAAATTTAGAGTAAAATTTAAAGAAATTTGGAAATCAGTAGAAATAAAAGAAGTTAATTCTATACCAATTATAACTGGACCACAATATCAATTAATCTATAAAAATAAAGATTTTCTATCTACTTCTACAGATATGAGAAATAACGATTTGTTGTCAGCTAACTTGTCTGCTGTAGAATTATTACAAGATGGAGAAGAAGCTGGAATATTATATAATTTTCTTCCTACTTCAGAAAAACAATGCAATTATTTTAAATCCACTTGTCAGAAATTTATTAGAGAATATAAAAACACAAATGTAAAATACACATCAAATGCAATATCTAATTTAATTATTAAAATATTATCTTATAGTATAGATTTTATTAATTCGACTTTAAATTTTTTATTTGATGTAAAACAAGTGGATAAACAAATTAACTTTAATAAACTAAGTAACAATACAAATAAAAAGGCTACTTCTGATATATGTAAAACACAAATTATACTATCTAGTAAGGCTAAAACAACCAATAGGGAAAAATCTATTATAGATACAATATCAAATTCCTATTCAGTTATAGAAGATGACAATAAATTTATATGTAAGAAAATCAAACATAACATAAGAAACTTAAATACATCTATATATGAATGCGGTAATTTTATAGCACTTCCAGGAGCTGATATAATACAACAGTTTCCGCAAATTAACCATAATAGAGTGTATAATAAAGATTTTCCTAAATGTCTAGCTACAGGGGATATATTAATTGGAAATTCTATAAAAAATATGCCTGTATATTACTCTACGGACAAAGAAATAAGTAGACTTGGAAGAGTATTAATTGGAGGTATGGGATGTGGTAAAACACATTATATGCAAAATCTAGCTAAATCTATAATAGCAAAAGGAGATGGCCTTGTCGTATTAGATATAATAAGAGATTGCAATTTAGCAGAATCCATTAAACAAGTAACTCCGAAAGATAGATTAATAGAAATAGATTGTAGTAACCATACACAATTACAAGGATTTTGCTATAACGAATTGATATGTAATAGTAGTGATAAGTATAGAAAATTAGCTAAATGTATGGAAAAAGGTACACAATTACACATTTTACTTAACACTATTAATTCTGATACTAAATTAACTCCTAGAATGTTACGTTATTTTTATGCTGCTTGTACCGTAGTATTTTATAAGAATATTAATGCTAGTTTTAAAGAAATAATAGAGGTGTTATTATATCCAGATACACGAAAAAATATTTTAGAAAGACTTACAGAAAGTGAAAAAAAATTATTATCTGATGAAATTAAAGATTTATGTGACTTAAATAAAGTTAATAAGAATGGAACAATAGAAAATTATGATAGTAAAATAGACGGTATAATAGATAGAATAAGCATGTTAAAAACTAATCTATATACAAAACTAGCATATAATACACAAGGAAATAATAATATAGACTTTGTAAAAGCATTAGATCAAAATAAAGTGATTATTATAAAAGCTAGAGAAGAAGATTTTACCAATAGAAATATAAGAGATTTAATAGCTACTTTTTATTTATCAAAAGTATGGTTATCTAAACAAATAAAATCTGATACACGAACAGAAATATTTATAGATGAAATTAATTTATTTCCTGTTGCGCAAGTTATTCTTCAAGATATATTAACAGAATGTAGAAAATACTCTTTAATTCCTACAATAAGTCTACATTTTTTAGATCAATGCAGTAAAAAATGTAAGAATGCTATTTTAAGCAGTGGATGCAACTTTTTATTACTTGCTGGAGCAGATGTAAAGTGTTTTATTGAACTTAAGGAATTGTTTAATAAGGAAGGTTATACAGAAACAGATTTATTAGAGCTTAAAAGATATCATGCTCTTTGTTTAATCAGAAATGAAGATAATGTTTATTCTGCATTTGTGGTAAAATTGCCAAAATAAAAGGAGGTTATTCCTCCTTATTTTTATATAAATTTATATAATTTTATATACTAGATAAAAATGAATATAGTATATCCAAATTGCTATAACCTTGATATAACCGCTTTGCATTTATTACGGTCGCTGTCGCTACTTCATAAACGCTTCGCATATCATAGCATATGCAAAATATATATAAAAATATTACTAATTAACAAAGTTTTAACACTTAAATTATAAATATTAGGAATATGTTCCGATTGCAAATTTGTTATTGGGAATTTACACTATAATTGTAGATAAAATAATTTCTCATTTGAAACCCCAACGAGCAAAGGAATCGGTTTAATAACCTTTTCCGGAAAGGACTTACTTTTAGAGTGGGTCCTTCTTTTGCTTATTGGCTATGAAAGAGGGTGATTCCAATGTGGACTTAATAAAAAAACATTTATATTTTAATCGAATTTTAATTTTAAAAGTTATATGTGTATATAGTATTTAGAGGCACTTACCATTTTTTCTAAGGGGGTTACTAATTTGTAATCCCTTTTATTTTGTAAAAAGGAGTTTGAAAAGATGAAAATAAATATAAAAACTCCAGAAGGAGTTCATGCTGAACAAAGAGAAATCGAAGCTTACATAAAACATATTCATAAAAAATATCCAAATCGAGAAATTGAATATCTAAATATAACAATAGACGATAAAGGGTATGTAGAGTTAGAATATAAACTTGTTCCTGTTTCATTTGAAAGAATCAGAAGAATTACAGGTTATTTAAGTGAAGTTCGACAATTTAACGATGGTAAAAAAGGAGAACTTAGAGATAGAGTAAAACATACTTAAGAAAATTGAGAGGTATTAATATGCAAACAGAAATAATTGTTGCTATTATAGCATTTATAGGGACTTTAGCTGGTTCTTATTTTGCAAATAGTAAAACTACTGCAGTAATGCAAGAACAAATAAAAAGTTTAAAAGAAGATATAAATATTTTGTCAACTAGAGTAGATAAACATAATAATTTAGTAGAAAGAATGGCAAAAGTAGAAGATTCAACAAAGTCTGCACATCACAGAATAGATCACTTAGAAGAATAGGAGGTTAATTATGATAGATTTAAATGTTATTAATAGTTATTTAGTCATTGGAGTTGTATTAGGTTGTTGTGGAATAGGATATGTTATAAAAACTAGCTTTGATTTTATTCCTAATAAGTATATTCCTTTCATAATGGCTGTATTAGGTGTTGTATTAAACATAGCAATATCTAAATCATTTGATATGAATATTTTCTTAGGAGGGCTTTTAAGTGGGCTTTCTAGTGTAGGATTGCACCAAAGTTTCAAAGCTTTAATTGAAAATAAATAGGAGATGATATAATGTCAATAGTAAAACCAACAATCGTTGAAAAATGGCAAAAGAAAAACAAATATGGTAGACCTGGAACTCCATTAAATTATACAAAAGTAGCAATTCACTATACTGGTGAAGCAGATGTTAAAGGTTCTGCTACAGTTAACTATTTTAACAATGTAGTTGCAAATGGAACAAAAGTTAATGGTAAATATGTATATGCATCAGCACATTTTGTTATTGATCTAGACGGAACTATTTATCAACTTATTCCAACTGATGAAAGATGCTATTGCACAAACTCAGCTAATAGATATGCTATAGGTATAGAAGTTGCCACAACAGGGCAAGATAATCATTACACAGATGCTACATATAAAAGTATGGTTCATTTATGTGCATGGTTATGCGACAGAAAAGGATTAGACTGTAAAAAAGATATAATAAGACATACAGATGTGGTGGGTAGAGCATATAAATTATGCCCAATATATATGGTTCTTAATCCTTCAAAATATGCTCAATTTAAATTGGATTGTTATAATTTAAAAGCAGGAAAGATAAAAGTATCAGATATAGTTAACTGTACTAATGGGAAAGGAAAAGTCACAGTTATACCTACTACTGCTACTACTAAAACTAAATACATTAGAATATTAAAAGATGTAAATATACATAGCAAAGCTGATTTTAATTCAAGCAGTGTGGTAGGTAAAGTTACCGCTGGTGGAGCTTATACTATAGTTGAAAAAGTAAAAAGAACTGGAACAGATATGTATAAATTAAAATCAGGAGTATATATCACTGCCAGCCCAAAATATGTAGAAGTATTTGAAAAATAATTCTATCGGACGCGACCGATAGCGACCGATAATATATAAATATTCCAAATACAGTCTATACCCTTAATAATGATGTAGAAAGTAGGCTAAGGGATAATCCCTTAGCCTATTATAATTTAGATGCTTTATATTGATAATTAATCTTATCGTCATTTATTTCAGCATAAACCATGGTAGTATTAATACTACTATGACCTAGTAACTTCTGAACCACTGTAATATCAGCAGTTTCAGCAAGCTTAGTAGCAAATGTATGTCTTAATAAATGAGGATATAATTCTTTCATATTTAACAAATCTTTTATTTTAGTAAATCTTTTCTCAATAGCTCTTTTTCCTATTCTCTTATAAGGTTTTTTAACAGACACAAATAGAGCAGGATTATCATCTGTTCTTTCGTCCAGATATTGTTTTATATAGAATTTAGCAATGTCAGAAAACATAACAAATCTCTCTTTATTTCCTTTACCTACAACAGTTAGTTTATTAGATGAAAAATCTAAGTCTTTTATATCTAGTTTAGCTAATTCTGAAACTCTTAATCCACTTGAATAAGCAAACTCAATTAATGCTCTATCTCTTTTATTATTGCAAGCAAGTCGTACTTCTTCTAATGTTATATCATTTAAAGATTTTCTTAATCTCTTTTCTTCTTTAACTTTTTTAAGTTTACGTGAAGGATTTGTTTCTATATAACCTTCATCGCAAAGAAAGCTAAAGAAAGCTTTTATAGTTGTAATAATCGTGTTTAAAGTATTTTGTTTACAGTCAGATTGTTTATGTAAGATATACATCTTTAGATCAGCAACAGATATTTTATTTATATCTTTTTCTAAGTATCTGTTTAATTCTTTTAAAGAATAGCATTTATTTCTTATAGTGCCTGGAGCTAAGCCCTCTAATTGCATAGAATTAGCATATATATCTATATAAGTTAAAAAGTCCCCTTCTTCTTTCTCTAATGCTATTATTTCTACATTTTGAGTACATTTGTATAAAATATCATTTAATACCCTTTGTTGGATTACATTAAAGTTAAATTTACTTGATATTTCTTTTACTACTTTAGTTATAAATCTTTCGTTATAATTTACTGTGTTTACTGCTGCATTCATTTTTATCCCCCTCTTTATTATATTTGCTAAAATAAACATATCTTTGATTAATCGAATATATATTTGATATTATTATAGTTTTGTATATTCGTATTGTCAATATATTTCTTTGATTTTTCAAAGATTTATGTTATATTATAAATATAAATATTTTAGGAGGATATTATGGGAATTAAATTTTATAAATTATTAGATTTGTTAAATAGGAAAGGTGTAAGTAAAGAAGAATTAAGAAAGAAAATTAATATTTCTTCTTCTACTATGGCCAAGATTTCTAAAAACGAATATGTATCACTTAAAGTTGTAGAATCTATATGTAGAGAATTGGATTGTCAACCTGGAGATGTAATGGAATACATTCCAGAAGATAAATAAACAAAAAAGCTAAGGCTATCTGAAACCTTAGCTTATCTTTTTAATCAGGCATTTCTTCTTCCATTTTAAGAAGACTTTCTCTTACAATTCTTTGGTCTTCATCTTCTTCTATTTGTTCTGTATTTTTTATTTGTTTAGCAACTTGTGAAACATCACCAAGAGTTACATTAACTTGTATATTATTAAAGTCAATTTGCTTTAGGATATTCCATTCGCTTAATATTACTTGTATTGCATCATTTCTACTTGATAAATCTCTTTCTGCTTGAAATTTACTTATCATATCCCAAAAATTTTCTTCTATATATACTGTACTTGATTTTTTTGCCATAATTAATCACCTTTAAAATTTTAATTTTGCAAACTTAAATAATCCAATTGCAGTAGCCATTTGAGAATTATCAACTCTATCAAAGTCATCAGAAGGTTCAAGATTTAAAGAAGTTCCACCTGCTAAATATAACTTCATTTCATCTTTGTTTATCCAATTTTCTTCTACTATTTGATTTACTTTTTCAGAACCTAATTTATATGCTTTCTTTTTAAGTAGATCATAATCATCAGAACTATCTATTTCGTTTACACTTTTTGCAATTCCACTTGCCATTAAATTATCTTGTATTATTTTTAGCATTGTACTATTTCCGTATTCAACAGTATTAGATAATCTGTCATTA